GTATGTCGGTCGAGTAAATCGGATAATTTTGAAGCTTACAATCAATATTCAAGTTAGAGACATCCTACAAAGCGGTGCAGATATCATCGTTTTCTCTGCTCACCCAAGTCTTTTAGCGGGTAGCGGTGTCTCAGGAGTCGTGCATAAAGCAGCTGGTCCTGAGCTAGAAGTGTTCGCCAAATCACTTGGGCCAATAGAACCGGGAGAGTCGGTCATTACTCCAGCGTTCAAACTCCCTGCCAAGTACATCATCCACACTGTTTGTCCCCAATACATCTACGGTACGCCTGAAGAAGAACAAGGTTTCGCTATGGCCTATAAGTCGGCACTATCACTCAAAGACAAGGCCGCCACCATCGGCTAGCTTGTATGGTTTGGCTTTAGGCTTGGCTTGCTTCACGGCTGTGGCTGTTAGCTTTTGCATAGCTTTGAATTGGGGGTATCTAAACAGAATTTCTGGAAGTACCCCCAAAGATACCCCCTAATTACGTGGATTCAATAGGAGTCTAATGGAATTCGAGGGAGTAGTAAAACCAAAAAAGCCCTGATTAACAGGGCTTTAAAGACTTCGTCGGACTTGCGCGGACTGGTATTTGGTGGAGGCGGGGGGAATTGAACCCCCGTCCGTCAGCTCTCTATCTTCGGCTCTACATGCATAGCGTCGTCTACTAGGTTAACCCTCATCGGCCCGACGGGCAGGGTGAATTGGGCGAGCTTGATACTATTTAGCCGCTTCACGTCAAGCGCGTTCCACTGGCGATCCCGTTCTAGATGACGATTACCAAATACCAGTTTACGGGCATCCCGGCGGTAATCGCTAGCAAGCTCTTAGGCTGCTAGGGCGTAGCTTTCGTCGTTGGCAACTATAAAGTTGCAGTAATTGATTTACGAGAGTTACTACCCTCTCGGCATGCACCTAAGGTTTTGATACCGGCGTCGAATCCAAATCACCCCCAAGTCCACAAAGAATAGCACGAAACCGTATCGGTCACGATAAATCATTATGGGGAGCAGTTGGTTGGTCTAGCGATTAGCGTTGCGCACGATGCGCTGTTTATCGACCTGCCACTCACGATCTTTCTCGGTGGCGCGCTTGTCGTGGTCTTGCTTGCCTTTGGCGAGCGCTATCTGACACTTAACGAGGTGTCCCTTCCAATACAATTTCACGGCGACACAGGTGTGGCCTTTTTGGTGTACGGTCGCGAAAAGCTTAGCGAGCTGTTTGCTGTGCAGGAGTAATGGGTGAGGCAAGCAAAGAAAACATTGTTATAAAGCCACAGCCTGGACCACAGGAGATGTTCTTGGGGTCTAGTGCTGATATAGCTATATTTGGCGGTGCTGCTGGTGGAGGAAAGAGCTGGGCTATATTGGTTGAGCCATTGCGGCATGTACACAATCCAAATTTTAATTGCGTTATATTTAGATCAACTTATAAACAGATTAAAGATCCTGGTGGTCTGTGGGATGAGGCGTGCAACTTATACACACCTTTAGGGGCCAAGCCCAACCAATCCAATCTTAAATTCACCTTCGAGTCTGGCGCTACAGTAACATTCTCTTATCTTCAGCATGAGAATGATAAGTACGGCTGGCAGGGTAGTCAGATAGTACTAATCATATTTGATGAGTTAACGCATTATTCTGAATCAATGTTTTTCTACATGATGTCTAGAAACAGAACAACAAGCGGAGTAAGGCCCTACATTAGAGCAACATGTAATCCAGACCCAGATAGCTTTGTTTGTAATATGATCTCTTGGTGGATAGACCAGGCTAGCGGGCTTCCTATAAATGATAGGGCAGGTGTTGTTAGATGGTTCGTGAGAGATGGAGATAACATGGTTTGGGGTGACACAAAAGAAGAGCTAGAAGCTAAGTACGAAAAGTTAATCCCTAGATCAGTAACCTTCATACCAGCGCTTCTAAGCGACAACAAAGTACTTATGGACAAAGATCCTGGTTACTACGCATCTTTGCTGTCACTGCCAACTGTGGAGCGTGAGCGGCTACTAAGCGGCAACTGGAAGATAAAAGCAAGTAAGGGTGACTACTTTAAGCGCGACAAGATAGAGATTGTTGATGTTATTCCAGCCAAGATACTAAAAACTGTTCGTTATTGGGACAGGGCTAGCACAGAAAAAACAGCTATAAACAATCCAGATTGGACCAGAGGCGTCAAGATGAGCAAAGCAAGCGACGGATTGTTCTATGTGGAACATCTTTCCTCTCTTAGAGGAACACCACGCTCCGTAGAGCAGCTTATTTTAAATACCGCATCACAAGATGGCAAGAATGTAGAAGTCTGCTTAGAGCAGGATCCTGGGCAGGCTGGTAAGTATGAGGTTTCTAACTACATACGCCTACTTGCAGGATACAACGTTAGAGCCTACCCAGCACCGAAAGGTAAGAAAGTATTCGCAGAAGATAACGCTAAGATTATCAGAGCAAGAGCATTCTCAAGCCAGTGGGAGGCAGGAAATGTCCGGCTTGTTAGAGGATCGTGGAATGACGAGTTCTTAAATGAACACGAATCATTCCCGCCACAAAGCTCTATGCAGCATGATGATATTGTCGATGCGACTAATGGCGCGTTCTCAGTCATAGCTAACAAGGGAACAGATATTGGAAACTTGAATCTTAATTTACATAAAACTAAAGGCTACATTTAATACCATAAACTAAAGGAGAGTAAAAATGTCACGAGGACTAAACAAGGTAATGATTATCGGTAATCTAGGTAGGGACCCAGAGGCGCGTCAGTCAAATGATGGTAACGCAATCTGCAGTCTTGCAGTTGCAACATCTGAATCTTGGAAAGACAAGAATACTGGCGAGCAAAAAGAAAACACAGAGTGGCACAGAGTAGTCATGTACGGCCGCCTGGCGGAAATCTCAAGCCAATATCTAAGAAAAGGTTCTAAGGTCTATCTAGAAGGAAAACTAAAAACAAACAAATGGCAAGACAAAGAAGGCAACGACAGATACACAACAGAGATCGTTGCTAGAGAGATGCAAATGCTAGATAGCAAAGGTCAATCAACGGATCAAGGTGGATCTGGAAGTATGCTTCAGAGAAATGCGGCACGAACTGAATCGCAAGCTCCTGCAGCAACCACATCGTTTGATGACGATATACCTTTTTAATCTAATTAATATGATATTAAGCAATGACTTTGAAGGATGTGAGGGGGTTTCATTATGAGAAGATCTATCTGTGAGGGTGCGATATTAAGTATCGTAATCTTGGCGTATTTACCCACTCTCGTTGTTGCTTTATTATTAGCAGTATTAGGGATCTTTGTGCTAGCAATAACCTCAAACATCACCTATATCCTAAAGTGTTCATTAATGGTGCTATTGATATATATATTATATAGTGCTATTACTGCACATTGACATTACATACTAAACACATAAGGGACACATCATGGAAGATGCTAAAAAAAGCAAATGGATTAAAGCAGCAAAAGTAACTGGGTTGATATTAATTGCCATCGGATCTGGAGAAGGGATTTCACAACTAATCCACTCTGCCCCGGAAATAATGACTCTGATAAAGTCTATTTTTGGGATGTAATGTAATAATGTTATAGGGTGCTGGGAAAATGTTTGATTTTTTTAAAAAAGTAAATCCGAGGATTTTCCCGACATACTATCCTGATAGTACTAATAACATAATATGCGCAAAAAAAGTGTTAAAGCCACATTTTAAATATCTAATTATTGAGTTATATATTGGCATACTTAATGATCATGAAGTTCCAATTTTAAAAAGAAACTTTATTGCTATAGAGATACTTAAAATATCACATAATTTAGAGCAGGAAGATTGTTTATTAGAAACCGATCTAAAAAATAAGTTGAGTTATGAGTCAAGAAGCAATCGGGGATCTCTATTTTCTGTTTTAAATGCTAATCGTATTGATGATCCATTCAATCTATATGAGGCGACTGTTTTTGCAAACAGTCACTCGTAATGAAATAAACAACAATAAATACGCTAATCTTTTTCTAGTTGAATATCTTTTACCTTGCTCAAAATCCCAGTTCTTAATATCTCAAGACAAGTTGCGCTATAATTTACGCCAGTGTGACTGCATATTGTTTTAAGCTCACCGTATAGCCACTGAGGTATTCTAATTGTGACAGCATGTTTTTTACCGTCGCTTTTCGTAACGTCTGATGCCTTGTTTATAAATTCATCAACGGATGCTGGTGGTTTAGAATTAAATGTGTTCATTAAATAGCTCCTTGTTTAAGTTATGTACTTCTTTTGAAGATTTTGTTTTATTGAATTGCTCTTCTGTGACACTTAGTCCTACCTTTATAGATTTCCTATAATCAATCCTGTCGCTAATAAAAGAATCTAATAATGTTAAGTGCTCAAAATCTTTTATATAGTCTCTCGCAGCAGTCGCTTCATTCACGACTGGGTTTGTATGTACGCGGGTCATTACGACATAGGCCTTAAGCTTTGGATTTAAGCATTTAGCGTCAGCTACTAGGTCATTAAGAACTTGTATTGTCCATAAATCGAACTGTGATGCCTGGATGGGAAATAAGGCAATGTCAGAGATGACTAATGCAGTGCGAAGCTCTTTGGACTCAACGCCATTAGTGTCAATAAAACATTTATCATATTTCTTGCTTATAGTGAGTGCGTCTTTCCTAAGCCCGTCTCCAAACTTCTGTATTGAGGTTATGTATTTGTCTTGGTGGCTCTTCTGCCTTATATAGCACCAGTCGCTAGCTGTTGCTTGTGGGTCAGTGTCAATAATGATTGTTTGTGATATGTCATTACTCTGTGCTGCAAGATTTACGGTTAATGTTGTCTTTCCCGTGCCACCTTTTTGTCCGCCCACTAGTATTATCATAATTTTTTCCCTATTTTAATTTGAGACGCATACTAATTTATAAAGAATTTATGCGCAACAAGATAAATATATGCTATCTCATAGAAACATTATGCAACATATTGTTGCAAATATCAAAAAGATTGCTATAGTTACATGGACGGAAACATTTACAGGAGAAGCAAAATGAATGATATTGAGTACAATTTATTACTAGACAATATTGAATGTGATGACACTACTAGGATTGACCCAGAGCTCTATGATCAGGTGCATAGAATTAAAAACCATTTCTATTCTGATACGGGTTTTGGATTGTATGTTGATGACGTAGACGATTAATAACTACCAAAAATTGGTAGAGCAATAATTGTATATGTGGTACTTATTGTGCCGCCCTTAAAAAGGGCACAGGACGAAACACTAAATGAAAGGAAATAAAATATGACAGAAGACTTCACGCTTTTCTATGCGGTTAGAAACAAAGCATTTAACCTCACTAAAGAAATGATCGATTATAATGCAGATATACATGAGAAAGATTCTTATTTTGATTCACCTCTGCACATAGCAGTACGAAATAAAGACCTAAAAATAGTAGAGCTTCTTTTAAATCACGGCGCAAAAGTTAACGAAAAGAATGATGAGGGTGATACACCGCTTCATATTGCTGCATGCGTCGGAAGTATGCCGTTAGCAAGGCTACTTATAGAGCGAGGAGCTAACCCATTCGCATTAAACAAAAACAAAGACACGCCTAAATACTGGGCTGCTTATTTCGGATTCTCAGACATCTACAAATATCTTATTAATCAAGAGTTATCTTTTGAGTTATTTGATAAAACTCTGTACACCAGCACTCTGCAATAGAGTATCTATTTATAGTGAGTTATAGAGGGATGTTGCTATAACTCATTATATTCCCATATTTTTCCTACCTGCCTATTGACATACATTGATAGTTGCATTTTAACTACATATACTGTGTTTAATGTAATCACATGGACGTTAATATGACAGAGAACACCAAAAAATCGACATTAAAGTCGCAAAAAGATCAAATGAGAAGATCTAGCAAGCTTTCAGATGCAGCATTTGAAAACAAACGACTGCAAAAAGATGCTATCAATAAAGTAAATAGCAAGCCCGCGCTAACATCGCTAGGAAATACAGGCCTGCAACATCAAGATGGCAAAGTTTTTGAAGAATTCCTACCCCAGTTACAAACATTTCAGCAGCGTATAAGTGCATATACAGAGATGAAGGACAACGACGCCGTTATAGGCGCCATATTGTTCATCACTGATATGCTAATACGCAATGTGACATGGTCTGTAATTCCGTTTAGCTCAGACAAGGACGATCAGGATGCAGCAGAGTTTATTGAATCGTGCATGGTTGATATGGAGTACACATGGGAAGAAATGATGAGCGAGATCTTGTCTATGCTTCCTTACGGGTTTTCTTTGCTAGAAAAAGTATACAAAGTCCGCAAAGGAAAAACTAAAGATAAAAAGACCAACAGTAAGTTTGATGATGGTCGATATGGCTGGAGAAAGCTTCCTCTTCGATCTCAAGATTCAATGACAGAATGGGTATTTGATGATGATGGTGAAGTAACAGGCATTAAGCAACAGAAGTATAGGTCTATGGAAACGACAACCATTCCCATTGAGAAGCTTCTTCACTTTAGAACTAAGAGCTTTAAGAATAACCCAGAGGGCCTGTCTATTTTAAGAACAGCATTTAAAGCTTATTACAACAAAAAAAATATAGAAAACATCGAGAATATTGGCATAGAGCGCGATCTAACAGGGTTTCCTGTGATGAAGATACCGTCAGATGTAATAAATGCAGACAGTGGGGCGTACCAAGAATATCAAAACATTATTAAAAATATTCGAAGAGATGAAATGGAAGGTCTAATTATTCCAAGCGATAAGGACCCCATCTCAGGGCATCCGCTTGTTGAGTTCTCTTTGGTCGCAAGCCCGGGCACAAGGCAGTTTGATATTAATGCGACAATTAACCGTTATGATAAACGTATTGCTGGTTCTGTCGCAGCAGACTTCTTGCTTCTAGGGCAAGATCAGGTAGGTTCATTTGCCCTATCTAGCGATAAGACAACATTGTTTGCATCTGCCATTGGCGGATGGCTGAAGGCAATTGCGGCAACACTTAACCGACATGCAGTTGATGACTTATTAGAAATTAACAACATGAAGGGAAGATGTTATCTGCAGCATGGCGACCTTGAAAATGCAGATGTTGAAAAATTAGCGCGAGCATTACAGTCACTCTCTGCCACAGGAGCGATGATTGGAGATGAACAGATAAATAGCGTTCTCAGAAGAGCTGATATTCCAGAAATACAAGATGAAAAGACGTAATTGCTATGTGCGGATTTCAGAAGAAAAGATACACATCGTGTCATAGTGCATCTAAGAGCGCCCTAAAGAAACAGGATGGCTCACAAAGATTGCATGTGCAGCTGGATCATCTAGCGGAGAGTCATGAGGATGAAGTACAAGACGCATTTCATAATGCTAATAATAGCGTTATGGATAATTTTACTGAATCAGGGCTCGCCACCATCATTGAACAAAATGGAGTCAATTCCACTGTCGTCATTAATGCAAATGGTCTTGTAACTAATAACTATAACGAAATACTTACTTCTATAGTTCCTGTTTATTTGGCCGCTGGAAATAAGACTGTTCAGATGCTTCCCGATAAAGCTGGGCTTAAGATGTCATTTGATATAAGCAACCCAAACTCAGTGTCATTTTTAGAACAATATAAGTTTAATTTAGTTACAGAGATGTCGGGTGAAACATTAAATGGGATGCAGCAGGTAATTATTAACGGATTTGAGCAAGGCAACTCACCGGCCGTTATGGCCAGGCAGCTTAAGACACTTAAAGGATTTGGTATTACGCAGCCTCAGGCGAATGCGGTTAAAAACTACAGGGCTAACTTAGAGTCAGAGATGATGAAGCAGAAGCTTAGGAATGAGCTTGGTGTAGACCGCCTCCCTTCTGGGGCTTTTGATGCGCAACAACTAAGATTAACTACAGCAGAAATCAAACGTATTGATGAGCAGGTTGCCAAGTATCAGATTAAGACACTTAACAGAAGAGCCAAGACAATAGCGAGAACAGAAACTATTAGGGCGGCTAATGAGGGGCAGTTGCAAGCATGGGAACAAGCACAGAATGCAGGGTTGCTTGATCAAGATGTTGTTAAGTTCCCATCTATAACCAGAGATGGTCGTACAAGTAATATATGCCTTGGCGTAGCAGCAGCAAACCCCAATGGCGTAGTGGGGATAAAGACACCTTATAACTTTGATCCATCAGCGCCGCCTATGAATCAGCCACTGATCAATTTTCCAGCACATCCTAATTGCAGGTCAACAAGTATACTGATAAGCTCGGATGGAAAGGATTTAACGTAACACCTAACACACGGAGAGTGAAAATGCCATACAAAACTAACGAAGAATTACCCAAGAACATTAGAGACCTAGTGCCAGAAAAAGCGCAAAACGTTTTTAGACGTGCTTTTAACGCAGCATATGATCAATATAAAGGCGATGAAAAAAGATCATTTGCAACTGCATGGAGCGCTGTCGAAAGAGCCGGATACAAGAAAGATAAAGACGGTTCTTATAAAATAGCTAAAGAAGATAAAGGGTTTAAGCTAAGCAAAGAAGGTTTCTTTGAGTCAGATAAAGACTTACCTGAAGAAGAAAGACGCGTACTTCCTCCTAGAGCACAAATGCTTTTCAGAAAGATATTTAATGCAGCTATGAAAGAATTCCAAGACGACGATAAATCGTTCAAGGAAGCTTATAAAGGCATTGAAGAAGCGGGTTATGAGAAACAAGAAGACGGCATGTATAAAATTGCCGAAAAAAAAAAGTAATAAAGTCAGCAGATGATTCCTTTATACCGACCAAAGGTATAGCAGAAAATGCAGTCCGTGCTCTTGAGCTTAGAAGAGAGCACGGCAGAGGGATGACCGATGTTGGTGTAGCACGAGCGCGCGACTTATCAAACAGACGCCCGCTTTCTCTTGATACAGTTAAGAGGATGGTTTCATTCTTTACTCGTCATGAGAGAAATTCAGAAGCTGAAGGGTTTCGAGAAGGTGAAAAAAATTATCCATCTGCAGGATTAATAGCCCACCTTGGCTGGGGTGGTGACGAAGGTTACGACTGGGCTAAAAGAATTTTATCAAAAAAAATTGGTCAAGAAGAGCTGGTTAAGATGCAAAAGCGAGCATCTGAAGAAAAGACTATCGTGGCCAAAATAGAGAAATCTGATGATAAAAAGAAGATCATCTACGGCGTAGTTCTAGAGCCGGATGTTCTTGATACCGACTCTGATTTTATTTCTAAAGAAGATATCCAAGCATGCTGCCATGCCTTCATGTTTACTAATCAACAAATAGGACTTCAGCATAAGTTCAAAGCGCCTGCCCAGATAATTGAAAGCTACATAACCCCAGTTGAGTTTTTTATGAACAAAAGATACATCCCTGTTGGCGCATGGGTCGTTGCTATCAAAATATTAGATGATGACCTGTGGGAAGCAGTTGAAGATGGATCGCTCAACGGTTTCAGTATTGGTGGCTATGCTAAGAAAACAAATATTAAAGATTTAGATGGTGAGACGTTGTTTGGTGAAATTAAAGATCATTATTTAGAGATGAGTAGTCCTTCTGCTGCATCTGTTCATGATGGTGGAAGCATTGGTCAATCTAATGAAAATTTTTATTGACATTTACTAAAAATAGTTGGTAAAACTAAATGAGCAGCACGTGAACAGATAATATTTTAGTCATTTGTTGCTTAATTATTGTATCTTTGATTAGATATAATACAAACTTACAGGGAATAATGCAGTCATGGACGGACTAGAAATACACCAGCTTTCCGAGTTGGAACCACTAGAAATTAGTCTGGTTGATAGAGCCGCTAATCGTCGCCCATTCCTCATGTTGAAATCCAATAAACAAACCAGTGATATTGCTGATGGAGATATATCGATGTTTGAAAAAATCAAATCAAAGATTATTAAAGATGACAGCCTAGATAAAGAAATTGAAGTTATCATCAAAGAAGAGGCTGAAAAAGAGGTTGTTTCTGAAGATGAAGCTAAGCCTGCTGAAGAAGCAATAGTAGAAGCCAAAGAGGCTGATGCTGAAGCTGAAGCTGAAGAAGAGGTTAAGGACGAAGAACCTGCTGAAGAAAAAGTTGAGAAAGCAGAGGACGCTTTAGAAGCTGCTCCTCAAGATCTTAAAGAAGAACTTGAAAAAATGAAAAAGGCTGAAAAAACTGCCATTGAAAAAGCAGACAAACTAGAAAAACTTCTAAAGAAAGAAGTTGACGAAAAAGAAGACAAAATGTTTTTGCAAAAAGCAGAACAGTTCTCTTATTTGCCAATTGCTGCTAATGATTTTGGTTTGATTTTGAAATCAGCATACCACAGCCTTCCTGAAAAACATTTTGAAGCATTGGAAAGTGTTCTCAAAGCAGCAAACAAGAACTCAGAAGCGTTTTTAAGTGAAGAAGGAAGTAGTGCTCCTGTTGAGGCTAAATCTGCCAAAGATCAGCTAGATGAGCATTCAAGAAGAATTGCTAAAGAAGATAAGGTTAGTTTTCATCAAGGCTTTGCAAAAGCCTCGAAAGAATACCCAGAACTTCTTCAGCATTATAACGATTAATTAAACTAATTCTTAAAGGGAGTTAAATAATGGCAACTTATAATCCAGGGTACATTGTACCAGGCCTAGTTACTGACGCAGATTTTTCTAGCAAACAGTGGCTTTTCGCAAAAATGTCAACAACCAATTCAACTGTAAGTATCTGTGATACCCAGGGTGAGGTGTTTTTGGGCGTAGTTTCTGATAATAACGATACTGCAGGACAAGCTGCTCAAGTTGTTGTTTCAGGTACAACTAAAGTAATTTGTGCTGAAGCTTTAACCGCTGGTGACCTTGTAGGTACCGACGCAAGTGGTAAAGCAGTTAAGATCGAAAGAACTAACACTGGTGCAGATATTGGTGATTACTACGGCGGCGTAGTGATTGAAGGAACAAGTGCTGCTAATGAATATGCAACCATTTTATTGGGTGTTATTTCTGGCGTAGTTGAATCAGCTTAATATTAAAAGGAATTTAAAATGGGAAATCCAACAGTTGCCAGCGCTCATGTAGATGCGGCATTAACAAATTTATCAATTGCATACATCCAGGATCAAAAAAACTTTGTCGCTGACAGAGTCTTTCCTAATGTCCCTGTGCAATACCAAAGTGACAAATACTATGTATTTAACAAAAATGACTTTTTGAGAGATGAAGCAGAAATCAGAGTTCCTGGCGCAGAGTCAGTAGGTACTGGTTTCAGGCTAGATAGTACTAACACATATAACGCTGACGTTTATGCTGTTCACCAAGATATTTCATTACAAACGCTTGCTAACCAAGATCCAGGTTTAAACCTAGTTCAAAGTGCTATGCGTTTTGTGACTAACAAAATGTTGATCAAACGAGAACGTTTGTTTGCTTCTAACTTTTTTAGCACAAGTGTTTGGGGTACTGATGTTACTGGTGGTTCAAGCCTAGGTTCATCTGACTTCATCGTATGGGATGACCAAGGTCTTTCTAATCCACGTGAAGATGTCCAAACTGGTAAAGAAACAGTTTTACAAAACACTGGTTTTGAGCCTAATGTTTTAGTAGTAGGTTACAAAGTACACAGCGCTTTAATTGTTCATCCAATGATCACTGAGGCACTTGGTACTACTCAACCAACTAATGAAGCTCTTGCTAACTACTTCGGTGTCGAAGATTACTTAGTTTCTAAAGCTAACTATGCAACTAACGTTGAAGGCGGCACTGCTGCTTATAGTTTTGCTGTTGGTAACAACGCGTTACTAGTTCACCGCACAAAAACTCCTGGCATTGCTGAAGCAACTGCCGGTGTTAACTTTGTATGGAATCGTTTAACTGGAATGAATGACCTTGGTGTTAACATTCTTAAGTATGATGGATCTATTCCTAACAGCGTTATGTCTACTCGTGAAGCAACTCGTATTGAAGGCCAATTCGCTTTTGACATGAAAGTGACTGCAAGTGACCTTGGTTACTTCTTCAGCGGCGCGGCGAGCTAAGTATGCAAGACTATGTAGCTGGTACAAACTTTAAGATGGCAGGACAGCACTTCCACCGTGGCGATAGAATCCCACAGGAAGTGCTTGAACTAATACCAAAGCATCAACTTACGCGATTAGAAAAAACCGCTTATGTTGTCGCGGCATCATCTGAAGGTGACATCAGCGCAAAGTATGAGTATGTGGCGGGTCGAAGTCTTCGTATTGGAACACTTGTGTTCAAGATCGGAGAAGTCGTCCCTCATAGCGCTCTAGAGCTTATGAACGTGATTCGTTTTAAACAAATGATACGGACAAAAATTCTAAGAAAAAAGTTTATTGAGGAACCAAAAAAAGTTTCCCAAATAGCGCACGCTTCTAAAGAAGATAAAGTTAAGAGTCCGGTTATCGATATACAAAAAACTTTAATATGCAGCAAATGTAAACAACATGTAGCTATAGAAAACTTTAAGAAGAATTCTAGAGCAATACGTGGCTACGCAGCCAAATGTAACAGTTGCTCGGAATAATTGAAAATTTAACTCAAGGAGTCAGTCATGGCTAATAACATCGCTTATGTAATGAACACAACCGGCGCAATTAGAGCAGCAGCGTTAACAGTAGCTAACGAAGGTTATGGTTTTAGTGTTTTGTCAAACAACGGAGCACCTGTTGATGGCACAAGTGGCACGCATGCAGGATTAACAAATAACTACCCCGGAACTTTGCTTGTAGATGTGGCAAATACAAAGTTGTACATTAATACAAATACAACTGCTAGCCCGACGTGGACTGTTGTTGGAACACAATCTTAATCACTAATTAAAGAGGATTAGATTATGGCTACATTTTCACAGTCTAGGCACTTATTACTCGATTCATCAGTACGCTATGATATAGATGCAGTAATACCAATTAGCAGCACTACTTCTGCTGCAGTAGATACGCAGGGCGGTTCATTAGTTGGATTGGTAATGCCTGCGGCATTTACGGGTAGTAGTGTGACCTTCCAAGTGTCACCTGATAACGTTACTTTTTCTGATTATTACGATACGGATGGTAATGCAGTCACTGTTCAAGTAGGAGCCAGTAGATATATAGGTATTGTTCGTGATGATTTCGCGAATGCAAGATATATCAAAATTGTGAGCGGATCTACTGAAGCAGCTGAAAGAACAATTACTCTGTCAGTACGCGGTTTACGTTAAGCGCTTATGTAAATATAAAATAAAAGGAGTTAATTTTGGCACTGTTAAAAGGACTTCTCATAAGAGAGCTGAAACAACTTCTTAGCGATGAGACAGATGAAGCAACTCGCTTCATTACCAGCTGGAAGACAGATAATACTGGTACGTCCAACAATGATCAAATAACCATCCCAACTGTATCATCAGGAACGTACGACTGTACTATCTTCTGGGGAGATGGGACATCAGACTCCATTACTACATACAATGATGCGGCATGGACACATACCTATTCAACATCAGGAACCTATACAGTAAGAATTCAAGGAACCTTCACAGGATTTAAGTTTAATAATGCTGGAGATGAAGAGAAGCTATTAAACATTAGCCAATGGGGACCGTTTAATAGTGGAAACCAAGAAGCAGTATTCTATGGCTGCTCCAACCTGACAGTTACTGCAACTGATGTCATGGACGTAAGTGGTATAGCCACGTTTGTCCAGTTCTTTAGAAATTGCTCATCTTTAACAACTGTAGCAAATATGGGTTCATGGGTAACATCCTCAATAACCGGCATAACAGACATATTCAGCGGAGCGTCAAGTTTCAATGAGCCAAGCATTGTTAGTTGGGACATGTCGTCTATTTCAAATATTGCAAATATGTTTAACAGCGCGTCTTCTTTTAATCAAGATATCAGCGTGTGGGATACTTCATCAATCACTACGATGATCGGCACGTTTTTCGCTGCCTCATCATTTGATCAAAATCTTGCCGCATGGGACGTTACTTCGTTAACTTCAGCAGTAAGTATGTTTGATGGAGCGACATTAAGCACAGCTAACTACAATGCATTGCTAGTAGGCTGGGAAGCTCAGGCAGTTAATAACACTGTTTCATTCCATGGCGGTAATTCAACTTATTCGGGTGCGGATGCAGCTGAGGCTAGATTCAATCTGATTAACGATCACTCATGGACAATCACAGATGGCGGTTCAACAGGAGCATTCATCATAAGCGTGAAGACCGACAACGCAGGAACATCTAGCAGCACATCGTTTTCCGTTCCAACCGTTAGTTCCGGGACGTATGACTGTTTTGCAGAATGGACCGGATCTTCTGGTGATAGAATCACAACATACAATGACGCAGCCTGGACACATGACTTTGGTTCTGCTGCAACATACGAAATTGAACTACATGGAACTGTTGGCGGACTTGCGTTTAATAATGGGGTAGATAAGCTAAAATTGCTGGATGTATCACAATGGGGCGGAGTTATCGCAGGCGTAGCCGACGGAATGTTTTACGGATGTAGCAATATGACTGTGACAGCAACTGATACACTTCAATTCCCTGCTTCTTCGACGCGATTGAATAACATATTTAGAGTGTGCGATGACATAACATCGTTACCAAACGTTGGAAGTTGGGATTTCGGAACATCAGTGAATAACTCATTTAATATGTTCCTTGGTTGTACAAACTTAGATGAGGCATCATTTTCATCACTCGATGTTAGCGAGTTGCCGTTGCTTATTAATATGTTTAAAAGTTGTTCGAACTTCAACGCCGATATCTCAGGATGGACAATCAACAGCGATGTTACGAGAGTTAACGGCATGTTTGAGGGTGCAACTGTCTTTAACCAAGACATATCATCATGGGATATGACTGGAGTCGAGCAGTATCATAATATGTTTAAAAGTGCAGTAGCATTTGACCAAGATCTAAGTTCATGGGATGTTACATCAGCAACAAATTTGACTGATATGTTTGCCGGAGCAACTCTAAGCACAGCTAATTATGATGCATTGTTGACAGGGTGGTACGCTCAGGGAGTTCCTAGCGGACTCACATTCAGTGGTGGTAACTCAACGTATTCTATGTCAGCAGCAACAGCACGTTACGATATGGTAACAGATGATACATGGACAATCACAGATGGCGGACTGGATGTTGGAACACAAGTTGCATGGTACGATTCCGCTGACCTTAGTACTATTACCGAATCGTCAGGATCAGTCTCACAGTGGGACGATAAATCGTACAATGGTAATGATTTAGTGCAAGGTACGGGATCAAATCAGCCAACATACGACGCCACGGGGCTGCTTAGCCAGCCAACAATTACATTTGATGGAACGACTGATTATTTGCAAGGAACAACAGAGGCTCAATTTGATTTATCGGCATTTACTATATTTGCAGTGTGTTCAGGAACAGGATCGTATTGTGGTAAAAATGATCCAGGTACTATAACGACAGATGTTTCTAGGCGCAAATTGCAGATGACCAATACCGTGTTTAATTCAGGGAAAGATGGGGATACTGTAGCGTATGCAACGAATACAGCTTCACCCAATATTCGAACATGGGCATCGGCCTCTGCTTCTTCACATAAGTATTGGTTGAATGCTACCAAAAGCACATCAACCACGACGCTTGATCTGACTACATACAACAACGTGGATTTTTCAGTTGGAGCAGCCTTTTCTAGTGGAGCAGAGAAGTTGACTGGCGATATCTCAGAGCTCATTGTATTCAATTCGTCGTTGTCAGATTCTGATATAGCAAGTGTTCTAAGTTACTTGAATGGAAAATGGAGCGTGTATTAATGGAAAATATATTTGATACAGAAGACGAGGCCATTGCGGCTCAGAAAAAAGATTATGCTATTTATATGGAATCAGAAGAGCACAAGAATTCTAGCGAAGAATGGCGGTCGAAAACGGTTAGGTGGTCAAATGTAAAGCAGAGGGCAACCGATTCAAAGTGGTATTACACGAAATGTCCAGAATCATCATTTAAATATAAAACTGAAGAATATGATGAATCATGGAATCCTTTAGGTATAGAGTAGTGTATCAATTGTTTGACGGTACAAATAGTACAAGGAAAGATAATGACAAAACAAATAAAATATCCGATGGATGAAGTATGGCATATATCATATACGGATAGATCAACTTATTCTTATGGGAAAATAGAATCGGAACAGGTTATGTCTACAGGGCATAGAATAACAGAGCAGTTCGACAACGAGAAAGATTATCTTGCAAGGATTGATGAGTTGGGAATAGAAATACTGAACGAAGAATATTAAATAATTTTTTAACTACAAAAACAAAAAAATCACAGCTTGTAAGATTTTTTCATGTCAAACAACATAAATTACTTTACCAATACAGCATCAGCCATTAGGGCTTCTTCTTATACAGTATCAAATGAGTATTATGGGTATACTTTATTTGTGAACAACGGCGTTCCAACAAATGGTACGAGTGGGACATTAGCCGGGATCGCAAACAACACCAAAGGCTCATTGCTTGTAGATGTGGAAAACGGAAAGTTGTACCAGAATACCAATACCGTTGATAGTCCAACCTGGACAGACGCATCAGACAATAAAAGCATCGTCAATATATCTGACACATATGCAATTACTGCGTTTGATAGCACAGTACATTGCACGTCTGGAACGTTCACAGTAACTCTGCTAGATGCATCACAATTCCCTGGAACAACAAAAAATATAAAGAACAGCGGACTAGGCGTGATTACTGTTGCTACAACAGCATCACAAACGATAGACGGAAATTTAACCGTTTCGTTAAAACAGTATGACAATTTAACTATTCAATCTGATGGATCAAACTGGATAATATTATGACTTATTCTCTTGTAGATTTAGATAAATACGCTTCCGCATCTGGCGAGTTTAATGTTGCGGAAAACGAGACAACAAACTCTTATACTCAAGCGCTCTATAGAGACGATGAGTTGTGGGATACCGTTGTTAATGGAGCCGGAGCAAGCGCTACGTGGACGCAAGCTACAGGTGGTGTAACAATGACTGTAACCAACTCTGGTGAGTATGTTATACGTCAAAGCAAACTTAGCAATCAATATCTTGCTGCAGCACCTCAAATTTGGGATTTAACACTGATAGACATGGAGCCTGAAGCCGGCGTTGTTAAACGTTATGGTTATGGTTCGGCATCGACAAGTGCTCCTTATAATACGTCTTTAGACGGTTTCTTTTTAGAGACAGACGACACCCAGATATATTTAAAAATATATAAAGGTGGGACTACCATATTCTCAGCAGCTCAAAGCACATGGGATGATCCTATGGATGGAACTGGAAGGAGTGGAGTTACTTTAGTTCCTACTGCATTTAATGCGCTATATTGTGAGTTTTTATATTTAGGTGGTACAGAAGCGACGTTTGGTTTTCTCATCGGGGGAAAAAAAGCTGTGCCTGTACATACATTCAAAAACAGTAATGTTAACAATGCAACGTTTGTTAATTCACCTAGCCAGCCTTTATTGTATTCCATACATAGAAATTCAGGAACAGGCGCATCATCAACAGTTCAGATTTGTTCAAAGGTTGGATCAAAAGGGATACAATCTGATAAAATAAAGGTTAGGCCACATCGTTATGAGGTGAGTGGAACATCAGGATTAGCGACTCCTACTGTCGGAACCATATATGCGGTAATGGCTTTTAGATTAAATACGAGACATTCTATTGTAGGTATACTTAAGTGGAGAATAACGGCAGTATCAGCAGATACATTCGTATATACGGTTAGAAAAAATCCGACAATTGGAGGAACGGCGCTAGATTATTCTGCAGTTCCTAATTCAGGATATGATGTCGGATTCGGCGCACTTGCTGGTGGTACAACAGTAACTGGCGGAACAATAGTCGGGGTTGATACAGAGATTGAAGCAGATAGAGAACAGATAATTGATATTGATATTAATAATATTTTGCTGAATGCTGGACAAGCGATTGATGGGACATTCGATGAATTTGTTCTATGTATTGAAAATAGAAGTACTAATATAACGACGAAACACAGCATGTTCATCCATACTGTAGGGCAGTAGTATGTCTAATAATATATTTTTGTAATAAATATAACTGGCGTTGTTAGGTTGTCTCTTTTAGTTGAAAAAAGAAACAATTATATATAATATGTAATAAATAAACACAAGGAAGTGTGCAATATGGCAACAGCTACAGAAATTAGCAATTGTCGCCTTATCATTGGTGATACGTGGTCAACTGAAATTTTGACTGATGCTAATATCAGTTATTTTGTTGATATTGAATCTAACTTCATGATGGCATGTTCAAGAGCAGCTGGTTCTTTAGCAGCTTACTTTGCTAGACAGGTTACCCAATCTGTTGGTGATCTATCTCAAAATTATTCTGATCAATTCAAGAACTATATGGAGCTTGCTCAAAAGCTCAAGAATGATTCAGTTACTCTAGGAATTTATGCGGCTACACCGTATTGTGGCGGCCTAAGTATTTCTGACAAGAACAGCACTCTTCAGAATTCAGACCGTGTACAACCCAGGTTTCACCGTGGTCAATTTAACTACAATAGTAGCTATAAAAGCGAGAGTCAGGTTGTGGTGTTCTGGACGGAGATAAATGCATAATGTCCTCTATCACTGATTATTCCACAATGTTTAGCGATTCCATAACGCTAGCTTCATTCGCCTCTAGAGACGCCTATGGCGCCCCTACAGTTGGCTCGGCTGTTTCATATAATGCTAGAGTCGTTTTCAAAGATCAGCTCGCCAGAGACAAGGAAGGACAAGAGGTTGTAGCTAAAGGAGCATGCTGGATAGAAGGCACGCCGACCATCAGTCCGGAAGATACAATAACGTTATCAGATGCGACGACACCGCCAATTATCACAACAGAAACGTATTGGGCGCCTGATGGTGTTCATCATGTGAAAGTGCTCTTCGGAGGATAGTATGGCTGCCTCATCAGTGACCGGGCTGAAAGAAACCATCAGAAATTTAAAAAAGTTGGGTACAGATATAGAGCAAGAAATAGGCAAAGCTTTATATAAAGAGGGTGAATCAATAATGGGCGATTCCAAAAGAAAGTTTGTCCCGGTAGATACTGGAACCCTTAAAACATCTGGAAGAGTATTAAAACCAAATTATACCGTCAATGGCGTTTCTGTAACGTTGGGCTATGGCGGCGCAGCCAAACAGTATGCACAAATAGTGCATAATACAACAAAAACTGTAAATTGGTCCGTTGCTGGAACAGGCGCAAAATATTTAGAAATGCCTGTAAGGCAAGCGCTACCAAGCTTGGCTTCTAATATAGCCAGGCGGATAAAGCTTTCAATTAAATAGGAAATGTAATGGCCATACTCGATGATCTTAAAACTTACTTAGCTAATGAGAATGTTAGTGATGGCGCTACAGGATGGTCTACAGTGTTATCCTATATGCCAGACTCACCAGATAAAATTGTCTATTTAAAAGAAATTAGCAGCACAGGTGACCCAGATACTGTCGCTCAATATCCTAAAATACAGGTTGTTGTTAGAGGTGTTGCTTATGGTTATGAAGCAGCTAAGGCACAGATGCAACTCGTATTTAATGCATTCAATAATGCATCTATTAGCGCCACCTATATTTATTGCTACTTAATGGGTAGCGCTGAAGATATAGGCCTTGATAAAAACAACCGGCCACATCTCACCATTGATCTTAAAATTATGAAAGAGCTTTAAACCAAAGAAATTAAGGGATTAAAGTATCATGGATGATAGTATCAAACACCCTGTCTGGTTTCTTGTTGCCGGCGGTCCTTCATTGTGTGGATTTGATTTTGATCAATTAAAAGACAGAAATGTCATTGCAATCAACAAATCTTTCTATTCTCTTCCTGCTGCAACTGTTATCTATTTCTCTGATGGTCGAGTATTTAACTGGCATAAGAATGACATGCAAAAACATCCGGGAAGAAAAATAACTGTTGCTAGAAACGTTGATGACCCCTGTGTTGAAAAATGGCGCAACGCTGGAAGATCAGGCTTGGGTATAGATGGGAAAGACATTAAGTGCGGTAATAACAGTGGTTATGCGGCGATTAACCTTGCCTATCATCTAGATGCCAAGACAATTGTGTTGCTTGGCTATGACATGAAGTTCGATGGTGATAAGTCTCACCATTACGGTGAATACTCTATAAAGAACAAAGAAGATACACTGACATATAAAATGTTGCCGTGGTTTGAGACTATTAAAGATCCACTAAAGCATGAGGGTGTAACCGTTTACAATGCTAATCATGATAGTGCATTAGATTGCTTTGAGAAACGCGATTTGTTGGAGTTCTTGTGAATATTGTATATAACTTAATCAGAAATAGAGAGCCATACCCATTTCATGAAATGAATGAGGGGATATCTCGAGCAGGAGACAAGGCTATATATGCTCATCCAGATTCTGGTGATCATTTGAGCAATGAAACAATTGTATTAACATGGAACAATTATGGGACGTCAGGAAAAGTAGCTAAAAAAACTAAGGAAAAAGGCGGTATCCATCTAATCATGGAAAATGGTTATTTTCCTGCCCTGCATGGTAAAAAAACATACAGCTTTAATTTTGGCGATCTTTATGAAGATTTCTCTATAACTGATTCTGCATCAGATAGACTTAATATGTTTAATATAGCATTAGAAAAACCCAAAATAAATCAGGATGGTTATATATTAGTCTGCGGACAAATGGGAGGAAACTATAGTCCCTACGCTATGCCTTCAAATTGGCCTAATGACATATGTAAAGAAATAAGACAGCACACGGATAGAAAGATCATTTTTAGACCACATCCGGCTAGGAGACGTATTCCTGACGTTAATAGAATTGCTAATGTAGAAATAGATGAGAATGAGAACATAAACCAATCTATTGAGGGAGCATTTTGCACAGTTGTATACACAAGCAGTTGTTCTATTAAGTCCTTATGCCAGGGGGTTCCTGTATTCTACTCAGGCCACAAAATATTAGGCCAATCATTTGCATGTAATAGTATTAGTAATATTAATAATCCACAGATGTATGATTACGAACTATTTGTTAAGTATATGAAGATGCTCAGCTGGAAAGTCTGGGATATAGACGAAATTAAATTAGGTGAAGCATGGACGTATCTAAAATGGAAAACAAGAAGAATTGCATCATAGTAGTCTATTATATCCGAACTAATTCTAGGTCTCGTGCATTATGCAAGTCGGCTGCTATTGGTCTTAGAAGATTGGGATTTAATAACATAAAAGAAATAGATCAGGAAAATTATGCTAATAAGATAGAAGGTGATATTGCCGTATTTTATGGCCTTAAAGATAACTTAAAAAAAATATTCAATGATTATAAAAAGCGCAATAAGATTTCAATATTCATTGACCTTGGCTACTTCAAACGAACATTAGATTCCAAGTTTGATGGCTATCATCGTATATCTATTAATCACTACTATCCTATGTACTGTAACACCATGGGCAATAAGTCAGACATCAGGTTGCGACGACTGGATGTCAAAATAAAAGAAAAGAAAACAGGCGGTGAAAATATACTCGTCGCAGGAATGTCCAAAAAATCAGCATGGGCGTTAGATCTTGATCACCTGCACTATGAGCAAAACATAGTTGATAGGATATCTAAAATAACATCAAAACGTATAGTGTATAGAAGTAAGCCAACATGCGTGTATAGCAGAACAAATAAAATACAAAATGCAGAATCTGTTGATACAACTACAAAGATATTTAGAGAACTTAACAAATGTAGCGCAGTTGTTACTCACCATTCTAACGTTGCAATAGATGCATTAATTAATGGGATGCCTGCTTACGTTGATTATGAAACCCCACAACAATATTTATGTTTTAGAGATTTAAACGAAATTGATAATCCGTACTTTCCATCATACGAAGAGATACATCAATTCTTATGCAATCTTGCCTATTGCCAGTGGAATGATGCGGAGATACGCAATGGAAGTATGTGGAGATTTATATTTGAACAGTTAAAGGACTATTTATGATTTTTGGCACAGTTATTGATAATAAATTAGAGTTAAGAGATTTCCTTGCCCAAAGCTTGCGCACCGGAGTGTCAAAGTTTGGACATGAGTTATTACAATTTGAAAAAGAACGATTCGACGAAGTTGTTTTAGAACAGAAAATGATAGACGTATTGGTTGTTATTGGCGTTATGGGCTATTCATCGGAGAAACTTGATCAAGTCAAGGAAGCAGGGGTTACTATATTATATATCGATAAGGGGTATATTCGAATTGGTGATCCTGATTATGAAAAAAGTAAGTGCAAATACTATCGGTTTGCTATCAATGACAATCAACCACATGATTATTTTTTAAATAAACAAATGCCTGGTGATCGATGGGATGCGTTAAATATCCCAATATTACCAATGAAAAAATACAAGCAAGGTTCTGTCATATTTGCTGGGAGCTCCCAAAAGTATTGTAATTATCAAAATCTAGGTGATGCAAATGAGTATGCAAAGCAGGTATTTAGGAAAGTAAGGAAGTTCTCTAAAAGAGATAATGAGCTCGTATATCGTCCAAAACCATCTTGGAAGGGCGCAGAGAGAATAGAAGGGACATTTTTTTGTGGCCCAAATTACAAACTATTTACTTATTTTAAACAAAAAACACATTGCGTCATATCCCACGGAAGTAATGCCAATTTAGAAGCATTAATTGCAGGTATACCATCATTTGTTTTAGGGAATGGGATAGTGAGGTCTCTATCAAGAACATCATTAGGTGATATCGATAGAGCCCACTACCCAGATGAGCAGAAAAGGTATGAGCTGTTCAGTAATATAGCATACCATCAATATTCTGTTGATGAAATACTCAATGGATCATTCTGGGAATTCCTCAAGGATTTTTTGTAAAAAACATACACTATGAATAATTATATAAACAAAATATAATGCTTCTTTGTTAGCCAGAAAATACAAGGATGTATGATGGGAACGCTAAAGATTCATATTGGTTATGACAAAATTGAGCAATTAGCATACAATGTATTTTGTTATAGTTTAAATAAGTACTCTACAAAACCACTTTCTATATCACAGATAAATCTTGATCATCTTACAACAGAGATTACTAGGCCTCGTCATCCGAAGCAATCTAATGATTTTGCTTTCTCCAGATTCTTAGTTCCTTATTTGAACAACTATAAGGGCTGGGCATTATTCACAGATAACGATTTTCTTTCATTAAGTGATATCTCAAAGCTATTTGAACTATGTGATGACGATTATGCTGTCATGTGCGTAAAGCACGACTACACACCGACGTCAGACGTTAAATATTTGGGAAAAGAAAACGCAAAGTACCAGAGGAAAAATTGGTCAAGCTGTGTTCTTTGGAATTGTGGACATAAATCAAACAGGATGCTAACGCCAGAATTAATAAATCAATTAGACACTGATGACTTCAACGTTGGTCTTTATTTGCATCGCTTTGAGTTTCTTGAGGATGACCAAATAGGTGAAATACCTGCTGAATGGAATCATTTGGTTGGGGTCTATGATCACAACAAAGATGCCAAATTAGTACATTGGACAAATTATGGACCGTGGTTGACCGGGCATGAGTCTGTAGATTATGCAGGTGATTGGTATAGACACTTATATGAAATGTTAGACATAAAAAGGAAGTAAGTTCACATGAGTAAAGAAATTAAATATTCTGTTATTACAAGCTTTTCTCAGAATTGCTATGACAATCATGCACATATATTTATCAGGACATTTAATGAGTTTTTTGCAGATGATATTGAGCTGTTAATATATAGCGAGGATGATTTAGATATTCCATTGGATAAAATTAGATCAACTACTAAAATTTACAACCTCTATAATGAGTCTAAAAAGTACAATGAGTATTTTTCGAAGTTTGAAAATAATGAATACACGTCAGGACGGAAGAAAAAAGACGGCACTTATTGGAAAACGAAAGCACTAGAAGAAAAATATAACTATAGATTTGATGCTAATAAGTTTTGTAAGAAAGTTTTCTCTGTCGAAGATGGAATGAATAAAGCCTCTTCAAAGAAAATCATATGGATAGATGCTGATACATTCTTTTTTACGCACGTTACTTCTTCAATGCTTGATAACATTATTCCATCGGATAAATGTTGCTCATTTTTAGGAAGAAACAAAGTCTACACAGAGTGCGGTTTTGTTTCTTATAACTGCGCTTATTCTAAAGCAAGACGTCTAATTCAATCACTTGCTCATATGTATGTGACTGGAGAGTTCATGAAAGAACCAGAATGGCATGATTCATTTCTGTGGGACATTTGTAGAAAGAATATCATGACAGAAGAGGATTGGTACGATTTGCCGTCAAGGCACGACGGCAGGCCTTGGGATTCGTCTGATTTGAGCAAGTTTAGCTCACACATGAAGGGGGCTATTAAAGAAACAGCAAATCATACTTATCAATTAGTCAGTCATCAAAAAACAGGAGTATATGTGCGATGAAACAAGCAAAAGGTTTTAGTGTTCCAGATAGCGACACATATTTTAGTCAGAATATGAGTGAGAGAGGATTTCAGATAGAGCATCTTGATTTGGCGTTGAAGTATGTAAAAAATAATAGAACTGCTTTAGACATAGGTGCCCATATAGGAACATGGTCTGTAAACATGGCAGATTATTTTGGCACAGTTCATGCGTTTGAGCCTGATAAATATAATTTTGAATGCTTAGAAAAAAATTGCTTTGGCTGTTCAAATATAGTAACGTACAATTTAGCATCAGGTGAAAAATTAGACAAAACATATATAAAATATGATCTAAAAAGAGTGGGTAACTCAGGAAGCCACTATCTGAGCAAAGATAAAACAGAACAGTCAATAGATATGGTGACTGTTGATTACTTTGACTTTGATGACGTTGATTTTATCAAAATTGATGTAGAAGGATATGAATATTTTTCATTGTTGGGCGCTGAAAAAACAATTAAACGATGCAAGCCTGTCATCATGATAGAAGAAAAACGATTTGGAAGTCGTTTCGGATTGAAGGATAAGGCAGCATCAGAGCTTCTTCTTAAGTGGGGAGCAAAACTAAAGGATTCTATAGGTAAAGACCATATCTTTACTTTTGATAAATGACAAATTAATGCACAAGGAGTGTGACAATGGCCGCAACTAAAGGACGCGATTTTTTACTCAAGATTTCTGATGGCATATCGCCAGCAACATTCACTACTATTGGCGGTCTTCGGACTACTAGTTTAACTATTGGCAATGAAACTGTTGATATCACAACTAAAGATGAAGCCCCATTTCGTATTTTACTTGGCGATACTGGTATTAGAACAGTTTCAATTAGCGCTGATGGTGTTTTTGAAGATGGCGCATCTGCTCAATCTTTAGAAGATGAAGCTAATAACGGAACTATTCAAGAATATCAAATCGTAGATGGTAACGGTGATATATATCAAGGTACGTTTATAGCTACAAGCTATGAAAAAGGCGGCGATTATAATACTGAATTAACTTTCAGTGTTACATTAGAAAGCGCTGGTATCGTTACATTGATTAGAGCTTAATCGTTTTAACATAAACCAAATGGAGTTGACATGGCAAATGAATCGCGCGGTGAGATCTCAATTGAGATTGATGGTACAAAATACTTACTAGCATTAAAGATGCGTGATTTTGTTGACTTGGAAGACAATTTTGAATGGAGCTTATCTGCTATTGAGAATTTTGTAGAAGATAAAAAGCCAGGAAAATTTCTAAAAAACTCGGTTTTACTTTTACATGTTGCATCTGGCAAAAAATTATCTATTGATCAGCTGTGGGACTGGGCAGATGATGTCGGTCTTGAAGGCGTTGCTATCATAGTGGCTAAAGTTATTGAAACAATAACATCAGGCACTATTAAGAGCTCTAAGAACAGTAAAAAAAAATAGATGTAAATAGCTGGATGGAATTTGCTTTTGGTGTTCTTAAGTGGACACCTGATACGTTCTGGAATGCTTCTATGCCTGAACTGATGTGTGCTCTCAATGGCTGGAAAAAAGCTAATAGACCACAGACAAAATCTAGCATGGATCGAGAACAATATATCAAGATGCGCGATCGTGTTGAAAAGAAGCTAGAAGAAAATAAACATAAGAAAAAAACATATGTTAAAGATATAAAAGAAATTAGAAAAGGACTTATGAGTTAGATTATAGGTCTAGTTACAAATTCATGGAGAGAATGAGTGGCTACGGTCGGGGATGTAACTGTAAATTTAAAGGCGAATACGGCTCAATTTAATAAGAGCATGTCCGCCGTTTCTCAAAGGCTATCTGGCCTTTCTAAAAGCATGTCTAGTGTTGGCGCAAGCCTATCATTAAAACTTACAGCGCCTCTTGCTGCATTTGGAACAGCAGCATTAGTATCTTCCGCAAAACTTGAGACTCTACAAGTTTCTCTAGAATCCATGACGGGATCATCGGAGTCAGCTGCAAAAGCAATGAAGGATCTTATATCCTTCACCGCCAAAACACCATTTCAATTAGATCAAGTTGGCGCTGCAAGTAAGCAACTGCTAGCGATTGGCGTATCTACAGATAACCTAACTAGCAAACTAAAAGTATTAGGTGATGTTGCAGCCGGTGCCAATGTTCCTTTAACAGATATGGCCTCAATATTTGCAAAATCAAAGGCTAAAGGAAAAGCTATGACAGAGGAGCTATTACAGCTCTCTGACAGAGGTATCCCTGTTATATCCGAATTATCTAACCAATTGGGCGTATCAAAAGATAAAATATTTGAGATGGCGTCACAAGGGAAAATAAGTTTTGATATATTAGAGCGCGCTCTTATATCAATGACAGAAGAAGGTGGCATATTTGCTAACCAGATGGAAAAACAATCAGGGACATTAGCAGGATTGTTCTCAACATTAAAAGATAATGTTGTTTTGTCACTAGGCGTAATAGGACAGCAATTATCAGAAACATTCAATATCAAAGGGTTAATGACAGGAATTATCTCATCACTAGAGAAATTCAGAGAAGGAATTGCAAATGTCGTTGAAGAAAATCCAAATCTTATAAAGATGGTTGGCATTTTTGCTGCTTTAGCTGCAGCTATAGGCCCCACCCTTCTTGCAATGGCAGGAATTACAAAAGTAATAAGCATCATGGCTGTAGGCGTAACTGGATTAGTTAATACATTTGTTGTCCTTAAAGGTGCTATGGCATTCCTTGCCTTGAATCCGTTTGGGTTGATCCTTGTAGGAATTACTGCTGCTGCTACAGGCGTATATAAATTTATCTCAGCATTGAAAGAGAATGAGGCATGGGCACTTGCTATCTCTAGGACAATACAAATTGCCTGGGAAAATATAAAGTTTTCATTTCAAATTGTAACTGTTGCTATAAGTTCAGCATGGACAGCAATGATTAATAATTTGAAATCAAAATTGGCCGAGTTTCTAGACTTTACTAATAAAGCAATCGACAAAATACCATTTGTTGACAAGATTGAAGCCATAGAGAAGATGTCTGATAATTTAAAACAGTCAGTCACTAATGCAGAATCTTTTTCACAACGAATGGAGAAGATTAATTCATTACATTCTGAATCATTAAATAATATAGGCCAGCAAATCAAAGCTAGAGTTCAGCTTGGAAAAGTTGAAGAGCAAGCACAATCTGTTGAACAAGAAAATCTTGTACAAAAAATAGAATTACAAAAAGAAATTGCCTCAACTAATCTTGAGGTTGAAGCAACCATCGCTGAGATGGATACATCAATGCAAGATTTATCTACAAATACAACATCAGGTTTTCAGAAGATGGCAGAAGCCACAAAAGGATGGGGGAGTCAATTGCTTTCCTCTTTGTCTGATGGTGAAGGTGGTCTTAAGTCGTTTGCCAGTTCAATGCTTCAATCTTTTTCTCAAAGTGCTATGTCACAAGCTGGATCAGGAATTGAAGGTATGTTAGGCGGCCTTTTAGGCGGTGGTGGTGGTGGACTATTTGGAGGTGGTGGCTTAGGTAGTATGTTCGGTGGTTTCTTTGCTAATGGTGGTACTGCTCCTGCTGGGAAAGTTTCTGTTGTTGGTGAGAAGGGTCCAGAACTAATAATGCCAAAATCACCAATGAATGTTATTTCAAACAAACAAATGTCATCTGGCACCGTTGGTGGTGGACAAGTAGTACAAAACATCAGCGTAAATACGACTATAGATGCTCGTGGTGCAGACGCTTCTGTAGATGGTCGGATACGTCAGATATTAAATCAAGAACAGCCGGCAATAATTAAAATGGCAGTTGATAGCTCTATTTCCAAGTTGTCTTCACAGATAAATAAAGGTGGAAGTTTGGCCAAGACAACGGGAAGAAAGAGATGACAACTTTAACATATCCAGCAGGATTATATGTCCCACAGGGCGGAAGCTTTAGTTTAGTTAGTAATACATTTTCATTTACAAGCCCATTATCTAATATTGTTCAAACATTAGAATATCCAGGGTCAAGATGGTCAGCAAATATTTCGTACGCAGCATTGAGTGAAACAAACTCACGATTACTTGCGTCATTCTTAGCTCAACTAAGAGGTCAGGCAGGACGTTTTTATTATGGTGATCCATTTCATAGAACACCACAGGGATCAGGTCTCGGCACACCCATTGTTTATGGTGCAAGTCAAACAGGAAGTTCTATTGAAACGACAGGATGGGATCCTCTAGAAACGAATGTTTTAAAAGCTGGCGATTATATTCAATTTACAAATAATGAAATGAAGATAGTTACTGCAGATGTTGATACAAATAGCTCAGGAGATGCAACAATAACTTTTGAGCCGCCAATTAGGAATAGTCCATCTGATTCGACATCAATAACAATACAAGATGCCAAAGCAGTAATGCGTTTAACTGATGATAATCAAGCAACATGGGAATATGGGAATATAGCAGCAGCAAGTTTTAGCTTATCGTTCATAGAAAGTTTTACATAGTAAATAGGATATTCATTTATGCCACGCACAATGAGCGCGCAAAATATTACTGATTCACAGGCCGAAGTTGTTAGGCCTATTTTGTTAGCGGATTTGTTTTTTTCTGATGCCACTATTCATGTGACTAACGCACCAATTAATATTAGTTTTGGTGGTAATACCTATTTCGGTGTTGGGGCTTTTGGCTCAATATCACAAATTGAAGAAACAGGAACACTGCAAAATACAAATCTAGAATTAACATTAACTGGTGTAGATCCTACCTATATATCTGAAGCATTGAGCACTAATTATAAAGGTAATGATGCAACAGTTTATATGGCACTTTTAGATTCTGGCCATCAAGTTAGCGGTGATCCATTTATAATTTTTGATGGTGTGATGGATTCAATGCCAATTACTATCAATAAAGAATCTACGGTAACGCTTATTATTGAATCTAAGTTAGCAGCTTGGGAAATTCCAAAAGTAAGAAGATATAATAATCAAGATCAACAAGATATATATCCATCTGATACAGGGTTGGAGTATGTAGAGCAAATGAAAGATAAACGAATCACCTGGGGGAAATAAATATGATTTTGACAAAACATCCTAATATACATAATCAATTGCGTGACTTCATCAATGACTACGGAAACTTAGATTTTGTGTGGGGTGAAAGTGATTGCGGAACATTCGTTCTTGATTGGATAGAGAGATGCACAGGCATCAATGTTTTCCCAAAAATATTAAGAAAATATACAACCCAATTAGGATGCATGCGTGTTTTAAAAAGAGAGTCTAAAAGTGGTATGGTAAGTGTTTATGAGGACTTAGAAAAAATATATAACTGCGAAGAGATAAACCCAAATAAAGCACAAAAAGGTGATGTTGGTATTGTATTGCAAAAATATGATGACAAAGAGGAATACATTGGTGGTGTATGTGTGGGAAAATATTTTGCTGTCAAATCTTTAGAAAATGGTTTAATACATTTTAAATTATCAGAAATTGACCGCGCCTGGAGGCTATAATGGGTGGTGCGGTTAAAGCTGTTGCTAGTGTAGCTTCTGCATTTACACCATCGGGATTATTAGGTCTTGGAATTAATCTAGCACTAGGTGTTGCTGCTGGAGGAATGTCCGGGTCTTTGTTTGGTAAAGAACCAGAATTTCCCAGTTCTGGTCAATTCAAAAGTAGTGCTGAAAGAAAACAATCTACTGTTACTAGTTCAGTTGAATCAAGAAAAGTTATTTATGGTCGGGTAAAATCATCTGGACCAATCGTATTTGTAGATACGAATGGGACAGATGATAAAAGGTTGCATATGGTGATTGCACTATGTGAAGGCGAAATTGAAGATATAATGGATGTATATTTAGATAATAAGTCTATTAATAAACCAAAATATGATGGGCTTGTTTCCTTAAATATTAAAAAAGGAACGCCCACTCAATCATATTTTTCTTCCTTATTTAACAGCGTTGGCAATAAATGGGATAGTACACACAAACTAAGTGGCATAGCATGTTTTTATATAAAATTAACATATGATAAAGATAAATTCCCTGAAGGAAGGCCAAGAAATTATATAGCTATAGTAAAAGGAAAGAAGTTATTTGATTTGCGTGATTCGACAACGCTTTTTTCAGAGAATCCAGTATTAGCTATATATGATTATTTAACAAATGCTACGTATGGTTTAGAAGTTGCTAGTGACAGAATAGATTCAGCTACATTCATGGCCGCTGCAAATACATGTGAAGAAAGAGTCTTAGTTTCAGTTGAGTCAGCAAATATGGCTGTTGATGTACTGGCAGAAGATACATTATATCAAACTAGTAAAAGATTAGATTTTGTTACTGGTGATGGCATTAAGGTTACTACAACTGGTACTCTTCCGTCACCATTAGTTGAAGATACAGTATATTATTTTATAGAAAATGTATATTCATCAACTGCTTCGAAAATAAATTTCAGACTTGCTACATCTTATGAAAATGCTATTTCCGGAACTTATATAACTATAACAGCTTCTGGATCTGGAACTAATAAAATAAATAAATATGATCAAGTTAGATATAGTCTTAATGGTATAGTTAATACTGAGAGTAAACCTATTGACATCCTTGAAGAAATGTTAACTTCAATGGCAGGAACATTAGTATTTCAACAAGGAAAATATTTTATCTATGCTGCTGAAGCAGGATCTCCAACATTAACATTTGACGAAGATGATTTATCTGGGCCGATAAAAGTAAAGCCAAAACCTTCGCGATCTGAAACATTCAATGCAGTAAGGGGAACGTATGTTTCTCCTAGATTAAAGCATCAACTTACTGATTACCCACCTGTTAAAAATTCTCTATATGCAACTCAAGATGGTGAAACTATATATAGAGATATAGAATTCCCATTCGTAAACAATGCAACTCTTGCACAACGTTTAGCTAAAATTCATCTTGAAAAATCAAGACAAGGTATAACAGTAGAGATGCCTTGTAATTTTAATGCATTACAGCTGGCTGTATGGGATGTTATTAATATAACTAATACTACACTTGGTTGGTCTTCAAAAGAATTTAGAGTTCTGTCCTGGACGTTAGAACAGGAAGGAACTGTAATGGTTAAATTGCAAGAGGAATCATCGGCTTCGTATGATTGGAATTTTGGTGATGAAACATCATATGATCCAGCTGAAGATACAGAGCTTGAAGATTTATCAGATATTGAAGCTCCAGGAGCTCCTGTTATTACAGAAAGTTTATATGTAACAACTAATGGTTCTGGAGTTAAAGCGCAAGCTTTAGTGGAATGGACTATACCAGCTGATGGATTTATTATAAATTCAGAATTACAGTTTCAAAAGATAACAGAGTCAGATTGGACACACGCAGGATTCTTCCCGGCGGATGTAACATCATTTATTGTATTGGATCTTGAACCAGCAACATATAACTTTAGAGTTCGCGTTATTAATACTGGTGGTGTATCTAGTGATTTTACCCAAAATTCAAATATAGAAATATTAGGATTAACAGAACCACCGTCAGACATTACTAATTTCTCATTAACTTGTATTAGCAATAATGCGCATTTGAGATGGGATCAAGCCACAGACTTAGATGTTAGAAATGGCGGAACTATAAAGCTGAGATATTCCAGTAATACAGTAGATCCTGGTTGGTCAGAAGGAACAGATTTAGGACCAGCATTACCAGGTGTAACTACTAATCATACCGTTCCATTATTAAATGGAACTTATATGATTAAAGCAATAGATACTACTAATAATGAATCTTTAAATCCTGGATTTATTACTAGTAATGTAGCAAACATTACGAACATGAATGTTGTTTCTACACTTACAGAAAACCCAACATTTACTGGTGTTAAGGATCGTGTAGAAGTTGTTACTGGGGGATTTTTAGCTTTAGACGAAACTACTGGCGGAGAAAATGAGTTATCAGGGGTTTATACTTTTTCTAATTTTATTGATATAGGAAAAGTGGCAACATCAAGAGTCACTATTACACTCAATGGTACAGTCTTTGACAGCACATCATTATTTGATGATAAGGCTGGTCTTTTTGATGATGCATCAGGCTTATTTGATGGTGGCGATCTTACCGGAGTGGAGGCAATAGTATTTATAAGAACAACAAATTCAGATCCTTCTATTTCTGGATCTGAGAATTGGAGTGATTGGTCCCAAATATATGTTGGTGATTACACTGCCAGAGCATTTGATTTTCAATTAAGATTATCGTCTGAAAATTCAACAATCAATATGGATATTGACACATTATCGGTACAAGTTGATGCGCCTGATATTGTAGACGCTGGATCATTAACAACATCTGCAGTTGGCGCAACTACAGTGAATTTAAGTTTAGCTTTTGTTACAGCACCAGTTGTAGGCATCACCATTAATAATGGTTCAAGTGGTGACTATGCAGTTATTACTAATGTTGATGAAGATTCTTTTGATATACTCATAAAGGATGCAGGAGATACAAATGTAGCAAGGACAGTAAATTGGATTGCTAGAGGATATTAATTTTAAAAGGAGTTAAAACATGTCACAAAATGATTATAATGTTGCTAACCAAACGTTTCCACAATTTAGATCTGATTTAAATAGTCAGCTCGATGCTGCAGTAACACAAAATTCTGGTGCTACTGAACCAACAACAACGTTTTCATATATGAACTGGGCAGATACAACAGATTCTGTAATGAAACGTCGAAATTCTGGTGATTCATCATGGATTATTACTGATACCTTGGATTCTGATCGTGTTCTTGCAAAAACTGCTGATTATACTGTTCTAGTAGGTGATTATGGAAAATCTATTTCTGTATCAGCTGCAAGTGCTGATGTAACAATAACATTGCCAACTGTTGCTTCAGCAGGAGATGGATACTTTGTTGATTTTAAAAGAAGTGATTCTAGCGATGAATTTACAGTGCTTATTGATGGAAGTGGCGTAGAGACAATTGATGGAGAAACATCAATAACACTTGGAAATCAATATGCTTCAGCAAAATTAGTTTGTAATGGCACATCATGGGAAATTGTTGGTGATTATAGATTGAGAGGTGGATGGGAACATATTAGTACGCAAACAGCATCAGCAAGCGCTTCGATAGATATCACAAATTTATTGACCCAATATAGCGTCATTAAAATTTTCGTTTACAATGCGCGCCCGTCAACTGATGGCTCAAATTTTAGAATACGCTTTAGTGATGATAATGGCTCTACATTTGCAAGCGCAGATTATCAATATGTTGTGCGGCAAATATCATCTAATGCCGGAAGTGAAACAACCTCCTCTTCCACTTCAGGTGGATCTGGATTATTAACGGGCGGTGGTAATATGGGGAACGGTAGTCAACAGCACGGATCATTTGAAGTGACGTTAATACAGCCTAACGACAGTACCGGAAGAGCTAAATATAACGCCAGTGGATCATATATAGATACAACGAATGTTGTTAGGACTGCCGTCTCTGGCGGAGCTCTCTTTGGCACGACCAGTGAAATTGATGCGGTACAATTTACAATGAATAGCGGCAATATAGCGGAAGGCCAATTCTTTACTTACGGTCTTGTTAAGCGTTATATCTGATAGGTTTATATTATGAGAAGAATTCAGCATGAAGCACAGGAGCAGAGGAAACTATTTATTTGGGCTTCTTATCATCGTCACATACACAACTACATGTTCCATATCCCAAATGGCGGATCACGTAATATTTTAGAAGCATGTAATCTTAAAAAACTAGGCGTGAAAGCAGGGGTAAGTGATATATTTTATGCTTATCCCTGTGGAGGAAAATGTGGTCTTTGGATTGAAATGAAGGGATTAAAGAGTATAAAATATAAACCAACTGTGTCAAAAGAACAAAAAGATTGGATAGAAAAAATGGAGAGTAATGGTTATGACACAGCTATTTGCTACGGCTTTGAAGAAGCTAAAGACGCTATACTTTCTTACCTCTCTACCGAAAGGTCGGGTTACGGAAAGAGAGCGTAGAATTAATATTGCGTTTATTATCTTTGTGATAATTGCAGCAATTGCAGCAATTATTATAATCATTTAATTTCAAAAACATGTTAAAGGATTAACATTATGTCAGATACAGCAGATCGTGGTTTTAATATAGCTTTTGATAAATTGATGGAGCATGAAGGTGGTTTTGTTGATGATCCACAGGATCGTGGCGGCGCAACAAAATACGGTATTTCCCTAAGATATTTAAAGTCCAGGAAAGACGTTGTCGATTATGATGGTGATGGAGACGTTGATAAAGACGACATTTGTAAGATGAACAAGATGGACGCTAAGGTAATTTATTATAATGATTGGTGGCGAAAATATGGGTATTACAAAGTAAACAGTCAAAATTTATCTGCTAAAATATTTGATCTTTCAGTAAATATGGGCCCTAAAAATCCTCATAAGTTTGCACAAAAAGCATGTAACTTAATCTCAGGCAGTTCTTTGAGTGTTGATGGTATTTTTGGTCAAAAGACAATAGATGCTTTAAATAACTTAGAGCAAGATTCTATAAGAAAAGTTCTCCACTTAATTTGTCTGTATGCTATAGAGTTCTATTTAAATATTACAATCACATCTGAAGAAAGCTTTTCTAAAAATAGTAGATTTGTTAATGGATGGATTAATAGATCCTTTAGTTTAGTGTAATAATAAAAATGAAAACAAAATCTGCTATAGCCATATTTATGCTTTTTTTTTCTATTAATTCTACGATTCGTGCACATGCAAGTTCAAATATATATTTTGGTGTATCATTAGGTTGCTCATCTTTAAATACACCGTCATATTCTGCATTTAAAGTTTCCGATAAACATCAGGATACAACTGTCTATCAAACAGAATCTAAAGATGATGCTGGATTTTTTGGTGGTGGATTATATGCAGGATATAATATCAATCAATTTTTAGCGGTGGAATTAGGCTATACAAACTATGCAGATACTAATTACTCATCTTCTCAGTCAAGCTATCAGAATTCCTCTCCAAGTGAAATTTCGACTAACAAAGCAACACTTAGCTACAATACTTACTCTGTTGACTTATTCTTTAAGGGAACATTACCTTTACAAGAAAAGTTAAGTGCTTTTGCTAAGCTTGGTCTTTCTTACGTTAACCAAACGGTTGATTATAGAAATTCAACTAGTGGCGATACCACCATAAATGTTAATGATGACGCATTTGCCACACCGAAACTGGGTAAAAACATTTATACCGCTTACCGACCTGCTGGTGGCATGGGCTTCACTTATACCATCAATGAGATTTTCTCTGCATCACTATTTTGCCAAGGATTTATAGGATCAGGTAACTTTGAAACAGATCAGGATGCTATTGCTTCAGCCTACTTGGTTGGCGCATCAATAATTGTAAATATTATGTAGCAATAACATTATTATCAATAACTATAAGGATTATAGGTTTGATTATTCCAGTTGTGCTATCAGGCGGGAATGGGTCTAGGCTATGGCCTATTTCCCGCTCAAAATACCCCAAGCAATTACTTAATATAATGTCTGATAACAGTATGTTACAAGATACGATATTAAGACTTAAATCTATTAAAAATATTTCATCACCCATTGTTATTTGCAACGAAGAGCACAGGTTCAATGTAGCCGAACAATTAAAGCAAATTGATATTAATGAGTCACAAATAATATTAGAGCCATGCGGGAAGAATACTGCCCCTGCTGCGTTAATTGCAGCTTTACATGTTATACAAAAATATCCTAATGCAGATATTCTAATACTCCCCTCAGATAATCTAATTAAGAACGCTGACTCATTTAAGTCCGCTATTGAAGTTGCAGAACAACAATCTAAAAATAGCGGCATGATTACTTTCGGGGTTAAAGCAGATAAGCCCGAGACAGGCTATGGTTATATAAAGTGTGGTAACAGATTGTCTGATGAAGCATTCGTTGTTGATGAGTTTGTGGAGAAGCCATCATTAAATTTGGCAATGTCTTATATAGAAGACGGTAACTACCTGTGGAACAGTGGAATGTTTATGTTTTCCGCTCAGAGTTTCATTGACAATGTAAAACATTTTAATGTTGATATGTTAACTGCATGCGAGTTGTCTCTAAAGAAGGCTGAAAAAGATTTAGATTTTATTCGTTTAGATGATGAAGAATTTAGAAAGTGTCCTTCAGACTCTATAGATTACGCAGTAATGGAGAAAGTAAAGAATGCTATTGTCGTCCCTCTTTATTCTCAGTGGAGCGATTTGGGATCATGGCCGTCGATTTATGATAACTCACTAAAAGACAAAAATAATAATGTTTCGTTAGGTGATGTTATTACATACAACGTTACCAATACATATATACGTTCTGAGGAGAGGCTAGTAGCAGCTGTTGGTGTAGATGGTCTTGTTATTATTGAAACGAACGATGCTATTTTAGTTTGTGATAAAAATGATTCTCAAAATGTTAAAGAGATAGTTAATAAGCTAAGAGACGCTAACCGAAGTGAGCATATATGTCATAGCACTGTTCTTCGACCATGGGGTTCATATCAATGCCTAGATTCTGGAAATAACTATCAGGTAAAAAGAATAATAATCAAACCTGGCCAGAGAATATCTCTTCAGATACACCATTATCGATCTGAGCATTGGGTTGTCGTTAATGGGAAAGCAAATGTTACCTGTGGTGAAGATCATTTTATTTTAAATCGCAATGAATCTACTTATATTCCATTGGGGATAAAGCATCGACTTGAAAATGTAACAGATGAATTATTGGAAATAATTGAAGTGCAGTCCGGAAGTTATTTGGGCGAAGATGACATAGTTAGATTTGACGATGATTACCAGCGTATTTGATATGTTTTTTCCCACGGAAGGAACAAGTCATTTCTTCCAAAGTGACCATAGCTTGCCGTCGCTTGATAAATTGGGCGCAGTAAGTCTAAGTGCTGGATAATTCCTTTTGGCGTTAAGTCGAAATCCTCATAAATCAATTTCATAATTGAATGATCATCTGCAATTCCTGTTCCAAATGTTTCTACGTTAATTGATGTTGGTCTATCAACACCGATAGCATATGACACTTGTATTTCGCAGCGCTTAGCAAGGCCGGAGGCAACAACACTCTTTGCTACGTGACGTGCAGCATAAGCTGCTGAGCGATCAACTTTTGAAGGATCTTTTCCTGAGAAACATCCGCCACCGTGTCGTGCCATGCCGCCGTAAGTATCAACAATAATTTTACGTCCTGTTAAACCGCAGTCACCTAGAGGCCCGCCAATAACAAATCGTCCTGTAGGGTTAACTAAAAATTTAGTGTCTTTTAGCATTGCTGCAGGCAGCGTCGGCTTGATAATTTCTTCAATTACAGCTTCGACTAAGTCAGCTTGCTCTATCTGTGGATCATGCTGTGTAGATAGAACGACGGTGTCGATAGAGTGGGGTTGGTTATCCACATAACGCATAGTCACCTGGCTTTTAGCATCAGGCCTTAACCATGACAATTTTCCGGATTTACGCAGTTCAGCTTGGCGCTGCATAAGTCTATGAGCATAAGTAATAGGTGCTGGCATTAACGTATCAGTTTCATCGCAGGCATAACCAAACATGATTCCTTGGTCACCAGCGCCCTGCTGTTGTGCATCAACGCCACGAGCAATATCAGATGACTGTTTGCCAATGGCAGAAAGCACTGCACATGACTGCCAATCAAACCCTATGTCGGAGCTGTCGTATCCAATATCTTTTATTACACCCCTGGCTATCTGCTCTATATCCACCCATGCAGACGTGGTTATCTCACCACCGACTATAACCATTCCTGTTTTAATGAAGGTTTCACAAGCAACACGTGCCTGAGGATCCTGTGCAAGCAAAGAATCTAGCACTGCGTCTGAAATTTGATCAGCTATTTTATCGGGATGTCCTTCAGACACGGATTCAGAAGTAAAAAGGAAGTTTTTTGCCAAAAGTTATTGTCCTGCTCTAAAATTAACCATAAGTTATGCTCTACAAATATACATTACATTGCAGTCCATAATACAGGTGTATATTGTACTTTATGTGGATTTTTGACGAATGTACATTTTTTAGTGATTATTAGTCCATAAATCGTGGACACTTATCAAGCTACCAAGTATGATGCCGTCCTCGACATTATGGACCAAATATATATGAAAATAGGCTACGCACGCATATCAACTAAATTTCAAAATCTCAGCTTACAAATAGACGCTCTTAAAAAAGACGGCTGTGAAAGAATCATCACTGATGAATCAAGCGGATCTTTAGCTGAGCGTCCAGGGCTTGCCAAACTTAAAGATATTGTGCGAAAAGGAGACACGTTGGTTGTGTGGCGATTAGATCGCCTAGGCCGCTCATTGAAACATCTTATCACATGGGTTTCTGAGCTGGAAGAAGAAGGCATCTCCTTTAAAAGCCTGCAAGAGACTATTGATACCCAAAGTTCAACTGGGAAACTTGTCTTTCATATCTTTGCTGCATTATCTGAATTTGAGCGCAACGTCATTAGCGAAAGAGTTCGCGCTGGCTTAGATGCTGCAAGATCAAGGGGTAGACAAGGCGGCAGGCCAAAGAAGCTTAGCAAGGAAAAACAGCAACTAGCTGTTGATCTATATAACTCTAAGAAATACTCCCTGCTTCAGATATGCGATATGACTGGTATTGTAAAGACTACACTCTACAAATATGTCCGCGCTGCTCAGGGAGAGACGGCCTAACTAAATTTTCTTCTGATTGATAATCTTGGAAAGATCCTGCATTTTATATGCATTATCTTGCATCTTTTGTGTTTCGTGCCTTTCATACCCAAGGAATATCATCATTGCAGTGATAGCGGCGAGCAAACCAGGAAGCTTATGAGAAATAAAGTTAAATATATTAGTATATTTCTCAGCAAATAATTTTGATTTTGCCTCGCTATCTTTGATATTCTTTATATCTTCATTGAGAGACTTTATTTCTGACTCTATATTAGACAGCTTTTCCATGAACTGATCTATTGACCATAGTTTTTTTTCATTCTCGCGGTTTGCAGCTTCATTAGTGTGAATTAAAGTGAGGCACTCGTCTATCTCTTCTTTTAAATCTTTAGAAGAATTGATTAACAGCTCGATTTTTGTGATCAAAATGTTGTTTTGTTCGTTTAATTTATCTATGTCATGTTCATGTTTAGATAAAACAAATTCGACGTCCATGTCCAAATCCTTTACCTATTTATAATAGAGGTAACCCTTTTTAAAATAGAATTGTTATCGCCTGTATTATTTCCAGACATTGTTTTTTTATCATTTGACCGTTGCTTTATGTTTATGCCAAGAACACCGAGCGCTAAGACCCACGGCACAACAAGAGCATCAAATAAAGATGAAATAGATGTTATTATATCAGAGAAATTTGAGTTATCTGTAAACACCCCAAATATTATAACAACAAATATGCTTATCATCTGCACTACCCAGGCTATTGCTGTGCAATATCCCCACAATGGGCGCCAATACGACTTGAACTTATTGTTTACATTGTACTCAGATTGAATTGTTTCGTTAATTATCTCTGACTGCTTAGTCTTCTCTTGCAGATCAACTATTTCTTTCTGAATCAATAATTTTCTTATTTCATCACTATTATTTTTTTCGTAACTTATTATTTTTTTAAGTGATTCAGGGTCACTCTCAATCTTTTCAACCATCTTGTCAACGGAGCTTTCCCCTATCAAAGATCCTATGATAGGTATCATAGCGCTTCCTGGAAAAATCAAAGAACTTAAAATTGGAACAGATGTTTTTAGAATATTCTTTAAGCCACTTAAAAAATCCATTTTTAAAGTCCGTTTATTAAATAGATATTGTACCTATTTAGAACAGAATAGCAATTAAAAAGTATTTTTACAAAGGCAGTGTGCTTTTAAACATATCTTTATCTAAAGATTTAATGTTGATATGAGGCAACTCAATACCATCATTTTTAGATGAGATATTAGGTTTTGCGCCATTTTCAAGAAAAAGTTGACATATTTTATCATGGCCATTTTGGCATGCAATATGAAGCGGGGTTAATCCATTTGATCGCTGTGCATTAACATTAATACCATGATCTATAAGTAGCTGGCATACACGAAGTGAGGCATTCTTTTTAGGCACTCTACAAGCAAAATGAAGTGCATTGGCGCCAACAATATAATTGTTTGAAAGCGCGTTTACGTTGGCCCCTTCTTTTAGAATTGCTGAGGTCATATATAATGATCCACAACCTGAAGCAACATGAAGTGGAGAAACGCCATAAACATTATTGCTATTAATGTCTATTCCTGATTTCAACATCCAGTTAAAAACACGTATGTCATAATTTTCAATTGAATTACAAAAATGTTCTATATCCATTTATTCCTTTGGTGAATTTATAGATGAGTAATGATTCAGAATTGAGTCTGTAAAATCTCTTGATCTCAAATGAAAGTCTCTAATATGTTTTATTGTTGAGTTTAAGTTATCAATTACTACCTTATCTTCTTCGGTAGGATCATCTATTAACATAGATTTTTCTTTTATTTTATCTAAATGATGAAGATACAATTCAATGCTTTTGACAAACGATATGCCTGAATGCATAAGGTTGCTTATAATAATTTCTTTCTCTATCAATAGTTCGCTTCCTATTTTCGGCGGATTATACCAACTTTATTGTATATATGGGAAAATTAATTTCACTTATTATCAAATAAATTGATTTATAGGTGATTATATTAATCTAATTATATTCTCCGGAGATAAATTTGTTGTTTATAAAATTCGTCATTGTCTTTATGTATCCATTTTTTGATTCAGGATTACTATTAAGCATGAAATAACATTCATTGTTTTTATTTAATAATGCATGTCCAGATGGGGATAATCCAAAGTCATCCTTGATGCTTTGGTCAGCGTCATTAATGATTAAAGACTTGCATGCTTCTAATTGCGAATTCATTACACTTATGTGCAGCGGCGTTCTTCCCCAATTATTGGTTTCATTTATATCAGCGCCATTTTCAACAAGAATTTTTATAATTTCAGTATTCCCGAAATATGCTGCGCAATGCATTGGAGTTCTTCCAATTTTGTCTTGTTCATTAACATCAAATCCATCTAGTGAAATGATTTTTTTAACTGCATCTACATCGTTGTTTTCTATTGCTTTAAAAATTTTCATATTAATATTTTTCATTTGTTTTCTCCTGATTCTAAAAGTTCAATTAGTTTTTCCGTGAATGTCCTGCATGAAGTGCGGGAAGCACTTTGCTTCTCCCTATATATTTAAGTCATTTAGTTTAGATCTTCTTTCTTCTACATAATCAATCGCAGAGAAAGCGTTGTCTATATTAAGTGTGCCTTCTTTTATTGAAGTTGTTATTCCTATTAGTTTTTGAAGATCTTCTAGGTCAATATCTTCGACACTTTTCTTATTCAAACCTTCCAACACTTTTTCTTTGCTAATACCAATTTTCTCAAAATGAGAGATGGCAGCAGCGCGTCTAGAATGCAATGTCTTTTGTGTTCCAACGGCACATTCAACAACTTTTTTGTAAACAATGTCGGTGAAGACATGCGGTATAAGCCTAAACGTTATGTTTCTAAAGGCAAAAGATTGAACAGCGTTCTCAATCATGTTTTGCATATCTAGAGAGTAATGTTTCTTTGTCCTCTCAGAGTATATTGCTTTAGATATTTCTGTCTTAGCGCAGTTGTTATTCTGAACATCTATTCCGTATGCCCAGCCAACAACCTTTTTACCGCATGGGCTTTTATATGATCCTGTAACGATTCTTATATGTGTCCAACAATAGACCATTAGCTCTGCAAATCTAATTGACTTCCCACTTATCTCGTTCTTCTCGCCATTTCTTCCTGACCTCATTGGAAGACAATACATGCACTCTTTTGCAGAGTCTTCGCTCATTGTTGCCATTGCGATAGCCTTCTGAATGCAGTCCTCCTCTTTTCTTCTGTTCTCTGGCTTATTAGCAAGCTCATAGTCAGATTGTGATACAGATATTTGTATTGCTTCTACAGAAGCATTATTTTCGTTTGATTTAGTAAGATTGTTCATTATTTGCCCTCAGAGTTAATTGATTGTGCCGTAAGTGCTCCATGAGAAATTAGGAGCTTAATTACTGGCGAAGTGTATTGAGATATCGAATAGGGAAGAGCTTGATAAGCAATGTCTAATGGCGTGTTTTCTATAAGCTCTTGCTGAAAACCGTCGTCATAAATAAAGTTTTTCTGCGACGAGTCAGCTATAGAATTTATGTTGGATTTATTTTCAATTAGTAGCTTAACAACTTCTATATTGTCAATAAAGCAAGCAAAATGCAGCGGTGTCCAGAGTGAATTATTTTGAGCATTAACATTTAAACCAGCATTAATTAGCTTAATACAACTCTTAGCATCGCCTGACGCTGCTGAAATATGAAGCAATGAGTTGTTTGATGAATCTAATTCATGATTATTGTTTCTTAATGATTTATTTTCCTTTATTTCCTTTAGTGCTTTAGATAGAAACATAAAATTAGCCAATTTGTTTTGTATATTAAATATGTCCATATTTGTATCTCTTATATTAAGTTAATCACAATCTAACTATGCGCCTGGACGCGGTGGATTGCAAGTATTATTTGTTCATTTTTTAAAATAACTATGTTTTTGTAAATGTTGTCACTCTGCGCCTGCGTCTTTTAATATTTTGGTTATCTCTTCAAGACCAAACCGATAAGACCAGTACAGCGGCGTCTTCCCATATTTGTCCCTCGAGTTAATATCGCCATTAGTTTCTACATAATCATTTATTTTATCTATGTCGTTTAGGATGACGTAATCAGTAATGTGCAGCATCATACGTCTCCTTTATTCTGAGATGAATTCAGACATTAACTTGTATGAAACTTTAAGTGGGACAGCTTCAGGAGAATATCCAGGCCATACACCGCTATCTAAGCAATCTTTATACTTAACTAAGGCAGTTTGATATTGTTTTCTTCCTGGCTCAATGTGGTGATCATCTAGCGTGTACAGGGCAACTAAGTAAGGAGGGGCCTTTTCTACTACAAACAGATGTACTTCTTGGTCATATGACCGTCCAGTTAGCTCTTGTAAGCAGTCATAAGATAAAGCTGCTTGTCTGTGATAGCCGAAGTCATAAGCTTTATTTGCATAGGCAAACTCCTGGGCGTTATCCGTTGTTTTAAGGTCAAAGATGAAGTCTTTGGTATAGAAGTCAGGTCTAGACTTAAGCCTTACGCCTGTTTCTTTGTCAGTCATTAGTAATGAGTGTTCAATAAATGCTTCTTTTATAAACTTGCTAAATATTGGGTGTTCATGAAGAGATTCAGCCATGCCTTTTACTTGATCAAACTCATCAAGAGATAGTGGCTTTTTGTTACCAGCTTCTTTCATTATTGTGCTGTACATAAATTTACCGTCTTTTGTCCGCCTGTCAATTTTTGGTAAACAAAAGAAGTTGTCGTGAAATGTCTCTGGCTCAAGCACATATTCATGCAGCGCCTTGCCTAGAGTAAGTGCTTTTGATTCTTGTTGGACGAATTCACCAGATAAGTATTTGTACCAGTATTTCTTTGGTGCTTTCAGTAATTCAGAGATGGCGGAAGAGCTTACTCCAGAAAGTTGGTGATAAAGATCAATGTCTAGCTTGCTATATATTCCATCATTGAGCTGATCATTTAACTCATTAAGAGGGGCGGTATCTAAGTTGAAAGGAGTATGGATTATAGATCTATCTTGTGGATTGTTCATTATATTACCTCTATATTAAGTTATTTACGTTACATTATATTTTTTTATGTTTCTTTATTATTTTTACTTCAACACTTTCCTCCTGTGTGATTAATAATATTATGCCAAAGATTGCAATGATTCAACTTTGCGCTGATAAAGATAAGAAACATTAGCTTTTGTCATCGCTTCTTCTTTCTCAATTTCTGATGATTTCTTTAAATCTGTGTAAAAAATGATGTCATTATTAATGATGTGCTCAAACTTGCTTGACAAATATGACATGGTAGCAATCTTCATATTAGTGACTGATTCGCTATCGCCGAATAAGATAACAGATAGCATGTCGCTAATGAATTGAGACGCATTATCGTCGCACAAATAGCTGTAATGCGGATCTTCAGGGAGTCTTTCTAAGACAAAAAAGAAAAGTATTTTAGAAGTTAAGTCTGACGGTATATCGTCAAGAGTTTCATATTTTCTGTCGATGCAAAGCGATATAAGATCGTAATATGATGATGAAGTAATAACTTTATTCATCACATTTTCTTTGAAGTCTTCAGTATTAATTGTCATTGTCAATCTCCTTTTAGGTGGATTATCTTACAGAACGTCGTCATGTGCAAGCAATATATTGCACGCATAGGCGTGATATATTTCTTTCAATTATACAACCGCCATCCTACAATGTGCATGTGGCGCATAACATAATTTTTAATATAAGAGGTAAATACAATGAGAACTTTAACCATGATTTATGACGATATTGCTGATCAATTAGACCCGTATGAATTTGTTGTTTATTCAGTAATAAAAAGATTCTCTGGGCCAGATGGCACAGCGTATCCATCAATAAAAACTATAGCTGAAAGAGCAAAAATTAGTCAGAGAAAAGTGTGTGATGTGATCAAATATTTATCAACAAACGGCTATTTGGCCATTGAAAATAGAACAAAAAAGCATGGCGGAAATAATAGCAATGTATATTTATTTAACGAAGGAGAAAAATAATGAGGCCTTTTATTATTATTCCTCTCGATGTTTTTGAAGAATTAGATTCATATGAAACACGGATTTATTTGTCTATAAAAAAGTTTGTCGGGAAAGAAGGGACAGCTTATCCATCCGTAAAAACCATCTCTAAACTGGCGAATGTCAGTGAAACAAAAGTGAAAAATGTGATTAAATATTTAGCATTACATGGGTATTTAACCATTAAAAAAAGAAAGAAAAAAGACGGAACTAGTGACAGTAATGTATATTCATTTATCAATCATGATCCAAAAAAAGAACATATTAATGATGGGGAGAAGACAATAGAGGGGGCACACGGTGACCTTGGGAGGGGGCACAACACGCCTAATAACTATAACCATATTAACTATATAAAAAAAACTAAAGCAAAAAAAAGGTTATCCACAGGCAAAACCAACAACGCACACAACAACACTGAATCTTTTTCTTTTGAAAAAATTGATTGTGATTTAAATAAATCTGTTTTAGATTGTTCACCTACCAACAAGGATGTTGATATGAAAAAAATATTAGTTGAGCGCGCACAAATTAATGACATATTCGAGTTTTGGAAACGTGAGATGAATCACCCCAAAGCAAAGCTTGATGACAAACGAATTAAAAAAATCAAAAAAGCAATAAATCTTGGGTACTTAACAAATCAACTCAAAGATGCAATCTGTGGATGTAAAGCGAGCCCATTTCACCAGGGCCAAAATGCTAACCAAACAAAATATGATGAGATAACTCTGATTCTTAGAGACGCATCACATATCGAAAAATTCATATCGTACTTAACAAATCCGCCCACAAGCACTCATAAAAAATACGAAAGCATTGAAAGCGACTTGAAGGAAGAAGACTTCAACAAGCCACAGCTATGTAGCTTGAAAGACATTTCTAGTGACATTTTAGAGTCTTGCAAAAGAGATGGGATGTCTATCCATAGTTTACTGAAAGATCCCTCAGAAGAGCCTCAGTGGAGCAGAGATGCTGCAATGAAGAATGCAGGGGGTTTGTAAGATGAGCAATATACAACATTGTGAAGCGCATGGAGAATATACACCAAAGGTTGTTTCCATTTTAAACAAAAAGATTCAGTTGAAATGCAGTAAATGTCGAGCAGAGGAAGCTAACGATATTGATTCAAGACACCGTAAAACAGGATACTTGACACGATTAGCAAGTGCTAACATTCCATCCGGATATACGAAAAAACGAATTAAAGATCTTAAAATTGTCAATGTAGATTATCTTAGTGTTATTAATGCCATAAGTAATTATCTTAAATCTCTAAGAGAAAACATCGGATCTGGGCGCTCTGTTATTTTAACAGGCTCAGTCGGCAGTGGGAAAACACACATGGCCTGTTCAGCAATACACTACGCAGTTAAAGATTTTGATTACAGCGCGCATTATGTAAATGCCAGCTGTCTGTTCAGAGAAATAACAGCAAGCTATGATGAGAAAGGAACAACAGAAAAAAATATATTGAAAAAATATGCGTCATATGATTTGCTTGCAATTGATGATGTCGGTATGCAGAAAGGAACAAGTTTTGAATCACAGATTTTAACTGACTTAGTAAATCTGAGATATCAGGACAAAAAATCAACAATGATCGTTTCAAACTGTACACATGATAAACTAGGTAAGTTTTTGGATTTAAGAGCCATTGATCGACTTAGAGAAAATAATGGCTTAGCTATGAATATTAAATGCGAAAGCTACAGGAAGCAGTCAGTGTCATAACTTAATAACTAATGAGAAACTTAATATGAGCAATAAAATTTTAAACAAAGATCAAATCACTATCAACGAAGCAGCTGAAAAGTACAACTATTCAGCTAGACATCTTCAAGACCTTTGCCACAAGCGCAAACTCAAAAAAACTCAATTATTTGCACGATCATGGATTATCTCTAAGTCAGAGCTAGAGCAGTACATTAGCTTAGTGCAAGAAGGGAACTATTCTAAGAAAAATAAAGAAAAACTTGAAACTAATGAAATATAAACAATAACGCAAAGGAGTCAGAGAATGGAGCGCGGCATAAATAAAGTAATTCTTGTGGGAACCATCGGTACAGAGATCAATCATAAGATTACATCTGCAGGAAAAAATATGGCTACGTTTCAGTTGATAACTAATGACGGCCACGTTAAAAAAACCAATAATATTAAAACAAAGCCAATCTCACAGTGGCATTCAATTATTTGTTTTGACCCACTTCCTAAAGTCTTATCAGAAGTCATGAAGAAAGATGATCTTGTTTACTTAGAGGGATATATAAATACAACTGTTTGGTATGATGACTATGATCAAAAACGATTAACGACAAGGATAGTAGCTAAGTCAATTCAAAAGTTAGCTAATAAAAGTCAGATAGAACTTTAGTCTTAATTACATCAAGGAGGATGTGAGTATGAATCATCAAGACAACTCAGTCAGAGCCAATGCTCAAAAGATAAAAGAAAAGATCAAAAAGCATGGCATATCTTGCGCTCATTGCAAGTTCTCTAAGCTAGATATAGCTGAGCAAGGCTATGTTCAAAATACACTTAACAAGTACGCATATACGCCAGATTTAGATTCAAATATGGTTCCTATTATTTCTTCTGTATGTTTAATATGCAGTAGCTGTGGTTACATGATGAATTTTGCTACAGGAACATTCTTAGAAATGTCTGCTGTAGTTAATGAAGCAGAAGTAAGAAACTTGGCTTAAGAAAATATAATTGTTATTATTTTGATCAAATATTCAAGGAAGAATTATGACAGACTCAAAGGCAAAACCTGAAAAAAAATACAAGGGTTTAAAATATCAAGAGCCTAAGGCTAGGCAAAGACTCAGTAAAGAACTCATTGCCTTCCAAGAAGAGGGAGGTCTTATTAGGGATTACCCTAAGCTTAGTCGTATAACAATTGAGAAATTGTTCAAAACTTATCCAGAAGATTTCGACCTCGAGCGCATAGAGCAGCTGAAAAAATCTAATCGCGACTTTACTAACAATAAATATAGTGAAAAATTCAAGACATCAAAAGAAAGACAGGATGTATTCAAAAGGTTCTGTGATCATGTAAGTGACGGCTATTCTATCCGTAGCTTTCCCGAAGCGTCAGATGAGACTATGCATAGATATATGAAAGTCTATCCCGATGACTGCCCCATAGAAGAGTACCACGCGTCTCGTAGACGTGCTCAGATGCTTTATGAAGTGGAGGGTAGAAAGATCCTTACAGCAGAGAACACATCAAGCGCCTCAGCAACTATCTACAAGTTTGAGATGGTTAATAAGTTTAACTACACGCTCAAAGAAGAAGTGACTCATAAGATTGATGAAGACTCTAAAGATGCATTTCAGAAAGTGCATGTATATCTTCCTGACAATACGCGTGATACAAACAAAGAAAAAGATAAAGATTCTTAATGAATTATAAAGATTCACAAAAAGACTTTACTATCTCGTTTAGCCGAGATATATTTAATTTGTCCTTTGAGACTTTAATAACTTAATATTCAGGAGAGAACAAATGAAATCAGAAACATTGCTTCAAGTATGCAACTTAATCAAAAGCACTTCCCCAGATCTATGGGATTCCCTGAAATCAAAACCAATCTCATCAATCAAAAAAGATGCTCTAAGAAGAACGATGAACAAGTTCACAAGCAGCAATGTCTCTAAGTTAGATTTTACAACATTGGGACTAGAGTGTTATTTGCCGTACTTCAGCAGCAAGAAAAAGACGCAGTAACATAATAAAACCTCATCCATAACATGGGGGCTATTAATAACTTAACATAAGGTAAACTGCATGAGCTCTATAGAAAGTATTCGCTATATAAAAAATAAAAAAATAGGTCTAGTTCATAAAGATGACGGTAATGAATACGTTACACAAATGATTCAGGTTGATGTAGCTACATACAAATTGTATAAATTCAATCTTCTAAACCAGAAGGTAAAGTGCGAAAGAGTATTTAGTAAAGAAAGGCCTGAGAAATGCTATTATGTTGATAGCGTTACTATGGTTATTAAATGTGCTGTAGATGTGGATAGTTCTGGAAATAAAATATACATGATTGATATGCATGGCTATTCTTTTCTGCATAGTGGTATTAAGGAGAAATAGAATGAATGAGACACCTACGTGGTTAACTAAATTAACTGAAAAAATGATTAAACTCATAAAAGTAGAGGCTAAAGATCTTGATGATATAAAAGCTGCTAATGAATCAGTAACTTCATGCTCAACTTATGATCACAATGCTGCTCGTGCTTGTTCTGCTCTTTCTAATGCCTATGCCGATACTTATTATGCTTATGATGCTATTTGTATTTCTAGTTATTCTGATTGTGATGCTGATTATGATAGTGCCGTTGCTAATTATCATGATGCTTATGATGCTCTTAAAATAATGCGCAGACCCAGTAATAATGGGTGAGGCAAGCAAAGAAAACATTGTTATAAAGCCACAGCCTGGACCACAGGAGATGTTCTTGGGGTCTAGT